GCCCGACCAATAAGAAGCCCTACACCAGCGCAAGCCCGGCTGTCACAGACGCGAGCCAAAAGTCAGTTGAAATTGGCAAGCCTCCCGTGACAGAGACAGAGCACAGCGAAGCCAAGGCTAAGCAACCTGAAGAGGGCGCCAAGAGCGCGTATGCGTTCGGCATGAAAGTGGCGGATGCACTTGGCGATAGCTTATTCAACAGCTTGAGCCCAGCAGACCAGCAAGCGATGATGCAACCAACTCCAACTGGGCCGGCCGCGAGTGAAAGTATGTTTCAGGCCAGTCGGAACATGCTGCCACCGATTAAGTCATTGCCCAATCCGCGTTACGCCACGGAGAACGTAGACGCTGGCGTGCCCGGAGCTGTTGCAGCGTTTGGCGCGCAACAAGCCGCAAAATTCCCTAGCCCAGATATGCGCCCGAAGCCTCCGGCACCCGTCACCGCACCTGTTAGGGGACACGGCGGTTTTGGCGCAGTGCTCGGAACGCCTAACGTAAATTTTGATTCGTCTGGCCCACAGTTTGCCCCGCCGGCAAAACCGGCTATTCCAAGCCCTGCAGCCACAGCAACACCAGCAAAACCAATAACAAGCTTACTGTCGCAACGCGTCGATCCGCTTGGCAAGCAGCCCGCGTCTGCAGCTAAGCCCGCCCCGGCTGGTCCGATACAAGGCCCAGCTGCTCCGGGTTTTGACGACAAGTACGAGCAGATGATTGCTGGCGTGACAAACCCGAAGTATCTCAACAGCGAACCTTTGGCTAAAGCAGCGCCCAACCAGAGCTCGTTAGCGCGCGGCGAAGATCCATTCGGCGATAAAGCAGCTCCTACTGCTAAGCCTGAAGGGTCCGACATGTTCGGCGATGCGATGGGCTTTTTAGACAGGAATAAGTATCCAATTGGCGCTGGTCTGGGCGCCGCCGGCTTGGCTGCGCTTTTGTATCACATGAATCAGCCAAAAAAGAAGAAGCGGGACGACGACGAAGAATAAATCAAACTCTCGTCGTACGTAAAAGGGCCGCGCCATGAGCACCCCGATTCCGCCTATTTCTGTAGACACAGCAGCTGAAATCGCCCGCAATAATCCCGCTATCAAAAACACTGAGCCGGGATTTGCGAACACGTACGGCCACGGCTCAGATAGCGCCGGTGGCGTGCTTGCAGCTGCTGTGCCCGCATTGGGTATCGGCGGGCTTGGGCTAGTCATGATGTACCGGCGATATCTGCAAGACCAGCAAGAAGCGCAGAAGAAAAAACAAGCTAGCTGGCAGGACATCAAAGCGCAGCTCCCCGGGTTTCATCCTAAAGACATGCTCTTGGGCGGAGCGCTAGGCGGCGGCGCTGGTTTACTCTATGACGCGCTGGCAAAAAAGCCCGAGGGCAAAAGCCGATTAAGCACTGCGTTGAAAAGAGTGCTGACAGGCGCGGCTATTGGCGCTGGTGGGGCGAACATAGCCGGTGACAGGTTTCGGCGATACGCGTCAAACTCGATCGTGCCAATTGGTTATGACGCCAGCGATAAATTAAAACAGCTGACGCCGAGAAGCCTAAAACATGTTTGGGACGCTGGTGTGTTAGACAAACCCAGCTACGACCCGGCTGTGCTCAAAAAGATTCTCACAGACACTGGTTTAGATAAGCCAGAGTCCGCGGGCGTGTTAGACAATATTGTCGGCGCGCGCAGAGAGCTTGGCAGAATCGAGCACGGCGTTCACAGCACTGATCCGATAAAAGACTACTGGCAAAAAAATAAGGGTAGCCAAGGCCCGGATTATTATTCGCTTAACGAGAAGAACCCGGGCTACGAAAAGCATGTCCGGCAACTTATGCTTCCAGTAGGCCGCACTATCCGTGATCCGTCGGGTATGCTCGTAAACCCCGGAAAAAGTATTCCGACTGAGAGCGGCAAGCGCGAGTTTATAGATACCGGTGTACTAGGCAGCGATTCTCTCGTCGGCGGCCAGCAGGTGAATATTAAGCCGTATGGTTACAGCTACAAAGGCCGCACGCTCGACCGCTACGACATGACGCCGAGCAAGCGCGACTTAGCAGCAGCGCGTCAGGCCGTCACCAATATGGACGTCCTGCGCCCAAGTTGGTGGAGCGAACCAAGCGCGAGTGAAGACGGTTACAACGCCGGGCAGACCAACGCCGGATTCATGCAAAGCCTGATGGGGCGCATGTTCTGGGATAAGTTCTTAGCTGAGAAGCATCCGTGGGTGAGTCAGGCGTTTTCTCTGACGCCCAACGGTCAGCAATATGACATGCAACTTTTACGTGAGTCCGGTCAGCCTGCCACTCCGCACATATCGCAGCAAGAACTGCAATCGATGGCAGGACATGCGAAGTAAATTATCTCAATACGTAGAGCGGAGCCGGGCTATTAAATAAACATTCCGCATCGTCGCAAGGAGGCGCCATGCGATACGTCAAAATTACTCTGTTAACACTAGTCTTCTTTTTTCTGCTCGCTGGTGTTTTATCAGCCGGCACCCGCGACCCCGAAACGCCCGACGAAACGTACGTCGAGTTTGGCAAGAAGTTTCCATTTGTGCGAAGAATTCGGTCGCGCGAGCCCAATCCGGCTGACCCTATGCGCGTTGTTACATGGTATGGTTCGGCTGTTATGATTCAGCCGCACTGGATTGTCACGGCTGCGCATGTTGTAAATAACGTGGCTGACCCCACTATTTTGAGCGATGACGCAGATCCAGTTGAGTATCCGCTCAGCCACGTGATTAGCCACCCCGAGTTCGACGACGGCAGGAACGGGTATTACGACATCGCGCTCGGGTATTCCAAGAGCGACCTAGGATTAGAATTTTACCCGGCGCTATACACAGACTCTGACGAGCTGGGCAAGCAAGCTACGATCGCCGGTTTTGGCTTTCAGGGCACGTTTCACACGGGCATGGTCGCGTCAGACGGTAAGCGCAGGGCTGGAAGTAATACCGTCTCGAGCCTAGAGCGGTCTGTCTTGGTGTGCGATCCCAGCATGTACAAAAAAACAGTAATGGAGTTCTTAATTACACCGGGCGATTCAGGCGGCGGCTTATTTATAGGGAACAAATTAGCCGGAATTCACTCGTTTTTGATGGCCAAGGACGGCAAGCCAGACGGGACTTATACAGACGAATCCGCGCATACACGTGTGAGTTTATACACGGATTGGGTAGAATCGGAGATCAAGAAGTACGAAGCTGCCCGTGAGAAATAACAATGCCCGACAGCCCCGAGCAACCTGAAAATCCGGCAGCTGACTTAGCCGGGCGTTTTCAGCCAGACTATACGCCGGAGCAGCTCGAGCACTTGGGTGTTTACGACGCCCTGTATCGTGGCCAAGGCCCGCGTTTAGCCAGCTTGGGCGAATGGAAGCCCGAATGGGTCTCCGAGCACGACCCGAAGGGCTGGGCGCAGTGGTACAAGCGCTACGCGTCTGGGAGAAGGATCCCCGAAGAAGACGAGCGCCAGATGAAGCGCTGGTTGAACTTTAAGTCACGTCACGGCGGGCCATTCACTAAAAAGCCAACGCCAAGAAGGGGCTGGGCGCTGCGGAACTGGGGAATCGACCCCAGTAAGCTCGTCGCGCCTGAGCAAGCCCCAGCAACGACCGAAATGCTGGACGCGTACAAGAACAAAGCCATGCAGCAGTTTATTCAAGAGCGGGCCAAGCAGGCCGAAACCGACCAAAATCAGGCGGATTTAGCAAACGAAAAAAGTGCCTCAAGATTACGCGCGCTTTTCAAGCTCGTGCCTGACAGTGTAACGTCTGGTATGTACCGCGCGTTTGTTGGTAAAACGCCTGCTGGCCTTATGAAGACAACTGTGGATCCATTTGGCCGTACGCAAATTGTGCGTTCGGAATTATCAGATAAGTTCCGCGGAATGGGTCTCGGCAAAAAAATGTACATGGAGTTGGCTCGCCAAGTACCCGGAGGACGAATTTCAAGCGACACAGAAGTATCAGATGCCGCGCAGCGTGTATGGAAAAGCCTTATGCGGCAAGGTCGTGGTGTGTCGTATGGCAGCGGCGTGCGGATGAATTCGAAGGGTGTTCTCGATTTTCGCTTTTCGGACCTTGTGGCACGGCAAGCAGCGGCATCACAGGGACTTGGCGCTAATCCGTCGTTATTCAAAATGACGTTGCCATTAAAAATACCGTTAGCCAAACAATCCGCGCTGCTTCCCGAAGTCCAGCTGCAAGAGCACCAGCAGAGAATCCAAGACACCGTAGATGACGATAATCCGCGGATGATTGTTTATCACGGGCTCGGTTCTGGTAAATCGCTCTCGGCCCTCGCTGCTGCCGAAGCCGCCAAGCAAAAGTACAACGACGACTACGGCATCGTTGCGCCGGCTAGCTTAAAGGGGAACTTCCAAAAAGAAGTAGAGAAGTTTACCACGGGCAGCAAGCCGGAGATTATGTCTTACACGGGGCTTGGGCTGGGCAAGAAGTTCACCAACCAGCCGCAGACTGTGATCATGGACGAAGCGCACAGGCTGCGTAATCCGGGCGGTTCTGCAGCTCAAGCAGCAAAGGGAGTAGCTGAGAACGCCAAGAGATTACTGCTGCTCACTGGTTCGCCTATCACTAATTCTCCTAGTGACTTGGCTAACTTAATCTCTCTCGTAGCTAGGAAGAACATCTCGCCGCAAGAGTTCGAGCGCAGGTACGTCGGCTACAAGACTGTCCACCCCGGTATTATTAACTTTTTGGCTGGCGTGAAGCCCGGCGTGCGCCCTGTCATTAAAAACGAGCGCGAGCTAAAGCAGACGCTTACCGGCCACGTGGACTATCAACCAAGCAAGACCCCCGAAGGCGTGAACGTTAACGAAGAGAAGATTACCGTTCCGCTCTCGGGCACGCAGCAAAAAATTCAGAAAGCCCTGCGTACCAAAATTCCACCGGGCTTTCTCTGGAAGCTGGACAAAGAGTTTCCGCTGAGCAAAGACGAGCTCTCGAAACTCAATAGCTTCTTGACGGGACTGCGGCAGAACTCAGTGTCGCCGCTGCCATTCCGGGCTGACAAGGACACGTTCAAGGCGTTCCAGCAATCTGGGAAATTACAAGAAGCGTACAAGCGCCTGCGGGAAACACTTGATTCAGACCCGCGCAGGAAAGCAATTATTTATTCAAACCATATTGGCGCTGGCTTAGAGCCCTATGCTGCCGCGTTGAATAAGTACAACATCCCGCACGGCATGTTCCACGGCGGCGTACCCACAAAGATCCGCCAGCAGGCCCTGAAAGATTACAACGAGGGCAAGCTGCGCGCGCTTTTAATTGGCCCTGCTGGCGCTGAAGGTCTGTCGACCAAGGGCACGAACCTTATCCAGCTCTTAGACCCGCACTGGCACGAAAGCCGGACACAGCAAGCTCAGGGCCGTGGTTTGCGCTTTGACAGCCACGACGACCTGCCTGAAGAGCTCAAGAACGTAGCTGTGCAGCGGTTTATATCAAAGTCAGAAGAGCCGAGCTTTATTGGCAAGCTCATGGGCTACCGCCGCGAACGAACCGGCGACGAAATTCTCGAGCGGTTATCGAAGGAGAAAGAAGTGCTTAACGAACGCTTTCGGCAATTACTCAGAGAAGTCGGCACGCAGAAGAAGACAGCGGCGCAAAGTATGGGAGCTGTACAGCCGCCTACCCCAGCCACACCTAAACCGCCTGCGGCTCCTACTACGCCTTCTCCCGGATTTGCGCGGTCAGGCAAGTTTACTTATCTCGCCGGCAAAGTCCCGCCTCCAACTTCGCCAAAATCGCTTAAACCCGGGCCAATGCCTGCGTCGTTAATGTCTAGCAAAGCTGAGCTAACCCCCGCGCCGATTAAGGTGATCGCCGGCGTCAAAACACCGGAAGACACCATACGAGCTGGTGTAAAAACTATGACGGGCTATGACGTACCGGCGTTAAGTTTTGCTGGCCCGGGGCGCGATCCAAGTCAAGTTGGCACGCTTGTTGGTATGGGTATGGATATGTGGAACAACGGTTTTATGAGCAAGACAAACGCGGATTTAACTGCGTTCGGCAAGGCTGCGGGCTCTAGTCCAGCGTGGCAGCGTAGCGCCGGTAAAAACGAAGAAGGCGGTTTAAACGCCAAAGGCCGCGCGAGCTACAACAGATCTACGGGCGGAAACTTAAAAGCTCCCGTGACGGAGTCTAACCCGAAGGGCGACCGTGCGAAGCGGCAGAATTCTTTCTGCTCGCGTATGTGCGGAATGAAGAGTAAGAACACGGGCAGCAAAGCCAAATCAGATCCGGATTCGCGTATTAACAAATCACTGCGCAAATGGAACTGCAAGTGCGGCAGCGTGAATCTAGAACTGGCCGACTTCGGCAAAGAGGCCGCGTTTCGCTGGTACAAACGGTTTCCGATGACTGAAAACCTTGCTGTGAATTTAAGTCTTGGCGGACCTAGTTTAACTGTAAAGAAACTCATCCCCGGAACGAGCTTTACGTTCGGTAAGCGTGCGCCGCGTATGTACGTAGGCACGCCAATTCCGGGGTTGGCGTATCAGCAGTATCTGTCGCCCAAGAAACACAAGATTAAAGCTGAGAAAGAATTTAAAGACGACCCGGATGATTCGCGTAGCACGTACGAGAAAATTCGAGATTTCTTCTTCGGTTCTGAGTATGGCCCGGACGCGGACTAATGGCTATGCTGGCACTTCACTCATTACGGCAGGACGCCTTAAAGGAGCCAAGGAATGGCAACCAATTTCAAGAATTATCAGGCGTTGATCCGCACGCTCAAGAAACACGTACCGCCCGCTTTCCCTATTTCTGTACGGCGCATTCGTCTGGGGAAGCATCTTGAGGGGCGTTGCTGGAAGCACGGCAAAACGTTTGCTATCGAAATTGATAAGAACTTAGACCCTGCCCGCGCAATCGACGTGTTGATCCACGAGTGGGCGCATGCTCGCGCGTGGAACCACATGCTGGATACGGCGCCCACAGACGAAGTGTTTAACAAGCTCGCCCACGACGCTGCGTGGGGCGTGGCGTACAGCGAAGTCTATTCCGCGTATGAGCGTAACTTCGCTGCGGTGGTGTTATGACAGACTTCAGTTGGTACACAGCCGGTTTGATTTTCATAACGTACGTCTTGATTGATGTATTGTACGCGTGGTACATCATCGCGGTCGGTAAACGGCAAGAAATGCAGGCAGCCGTCGCGAGTTCACTGCTGTACAGTCTGGCGGCGTATGGCGTTATCACGTATTCGCGCAATGTGGCGTACATAGCGTTTTTGGCCGCTGGTGCGTTTCTCGGCACGTACATTATTGTCAAATTAAAGAAATGAGCCAGCCTTTATCGCGGGAGAGGTTGTTGGCACACGGTCGGTGTTGCGGAAGTAAATGCCGAAACTGCCCGTATATCCCAAGACACGTAGGCGGCAGTAAACAAATTCAGCCTGTCTGTTTCGTGTGTCAGGGCGAGCTGCAAGAGATACGCGGAAAGCTAATTTGCAGAGAGTGTCACACGATTAACGAAACATGCTGCGACGGCGGACAATGCACGACATGAGATTTCAGCCATGCTTGCTTTTCTATACAGTCTGCTGCCGTTCTGGATGCGCCCTAGGCACATTCTGGATATGCGGCAGCGGGCAAGCCAGTGGCGGGCTGTGCGGGCTGAGCACTTATTGAAAGAGCCGGCGTGTGTTGCCTGCGGCCGAACAGCCAACTTGGAAGTCCACCACATTATTCCTGTGAGTTTATCGCCTGTGTTGGAATGTGATCCGCAAAATTTAATTACGTTGTGCGGATCTCCGTGTCACATCGTGTTTGGTCATTTCATGAACTATCATTGTTACAATAAAGATGTACGCAAGATGGCGCATGATTATCACAAAACGATGTTGAAACGAAAATGCAAACAATAGCCGACTGGCAAAAGCTTGGGCTAACACTGCTGCCGGACTTTATTTCTCTTGAAGAAGAGAAGCAGCTGGTTGACGGTATTGCTAGTACGTACCGGCCGTCTCTTGGCATGGTGTCGGCAAAACACCGTAACAGCATCCATCGTTTTGGCGACGGCGATATCTACAAAGACAATCTTGTTTCAAATGTTATCCCAGACTACTTCGCCCCGGCGATTAACAAGCTTATTGCCCAGCAGCTTATAGCCGGTCAGCCAGATGCCGTGACCGTAAACGAGTATTTAGCCGGGCAGCAAATTCATCCGCACATTGACGCGCGGGAAGCCGGTCCAGTTATTACCGTACTGAGTTTATTGAGCCCGGCTGTAATGCTGTTTACTCACGGCGACGATAAATTTGAAGTAGGGCTGCCGCCGCGTAGTCTTGTGCAGATGCGGGACGTTATTAGAACCGACTGGCACCACGCTATTTTGCCGGTAGAATCAACGAGATACTCGATTGTTTTCAGAGGCCGGGAGTGCTAAGCCGTGACTTTGTGGCGCGCTATTTTTGCGGCGTTTGCTATTACCACGGCGGCCGACATCGTGATTGTTCTGTATACACGGGCAATTGCCGACAAAAACGTGCAGATGGCTGTAATGATGGCCATGCTGATAGCGCTGACCCGCGGCGCTAACCTGATTTTGCTGACCGAGCAGCCTACACAGTCCCGGAAATGGCTGTGTCAAATGGGCGTCGTGCTGGGCATGGGATTTGGGACATGGATTGGTTTACTTATGTGCGGCATAGCTGAGTTGCCGCTATAAGTGCAAATCGTTAAAATTACGGCTACCCCCTCGTACATTATGGAGTTATTTCATGAGCTACCTCGACGTCAATGTTCTACGCCGGTTCACGAAGAAGCTGGCAAATTCGACAATGGGCGCGCCCGATCTCAGCATGGGCGCAGCGGGCGAAAAGCTTATTAACACCGATACCGGCCCTTTTGGCCGCCCGTTGCGTGAGCGCGAGCTGACAGCGCCCGCGGCCGAAACAACTGACGCCGGCAAGCTTCCTGCATTTGCTGATTCGCGTTTAATACGCGATTTGAAGGGAGAGCCGTCGGTGACTATTCCGGGCCGCAGCGGTATCAAGCAACACCGCGAGGGCATTTTGGCTGACGCCAATTCGACTTTCGAGTCTGGCAAGAAGCGTGTTGTCGATGCCGCCACGCCGGCGTCGGAGTTGGCGGAAGGATTGGGATTGGATCTTAAGACTCTCGGCTACGGTGCAGGCGGGGCAGCGCTTGGCGGCGCTGGCGCTATGGCGCTTGTAAACTTGTTGCGCTCCAAGAAAGACGACGAAGAAGCTCAGGGCACTCCGTGGCTGGCTGGTTTAGCTGGCGCGGGTTTAGGCGGCGCTGCTGGCGTATATGGCCCGCAGCTTATTGAGGCCCTTAGCCGCCGCGCGCGGACCAGTTAATTAGCGCAGCGCTAAAAAACCAAAAGAAAAGCCGCAGAACTAACATTCTGCGGCTTTTTCTCTTTTCAGCCGCGCGCATCCGTGCTGTAATACGTTGCTAGCTATCTTGTATACTAACACTGTCTTTATGAGGTGAATCGTGGCTACGCCTGCCAAGAAATTTGTGATCAACGCCGAACAGCGCGTTTATGTTGAGAAGTCTTGGGGCCACGAGGACTGGATCTGGAACGGGCGGTACTGCGGTAAAAAGCTGTTTATCGAAAAAGGCAAAGAGTGCAGCTTTCACTATCACAAAATCAAAGACGAGGTAATGTATCTCGAGTCGGGTAAAGTGCTGCTCACGTACGGCTGGGACGAAGACCCGAGTTTCGCCGCGACGTTGACCATGACGCCCGATATGGCATTTCACATTCCGCCGGGCATGTGGCATAAATTCAAAGGCATTGAAGAATCCATGCTGTTTGAATTTAGCACACACCACTCAGACAAGGACGTCGTGAGGCTCGGAGACAAAGTCAAGGACGACGACAATGAAGAAAACGCCGATAGCGCTGGCCATCCTTGAACGTGAGCGCGTTCGTCAAATTATCAAGTTTGCCGTTGACGGCCCGCTCGCGCAACCTGTACCGCCGCAACCCGTAAAGCCTAATACGGCTGAAAAGGTCGTTCCACCAATTAAGCCAATTGCCCAGATGGGTAAAACCACAGGCGGGCAGTCTGGCCGTTGGGCGTTTGACAAACAAGGCCCGGGCGACGCACAGGCCCGCGCCGCTATTTACGACAAAACCAAACAAATTGGCGCGAAGATTCACGGCGCTTCTTCCCGGTTTGGGGACTACGTCGGCTCTATGCTTCCGGTTGGTAGACCCGGTAATTCGGGCCTTGATAATAAGCCTATGTCAATAGTTGACACAACGCGTGCTGACATTAAGCAAATGGGTTCTGACGTAAAGCAATTTGGCACGCAGCTGAATAACGCTCGCGTACAAGCTGGTAACGCTGTCGGTAATTACGTCGGTTCTATGCTTCCGGTTGGCAGGCCGGGTAATTCTGGCGTTGGCAATAAGCCCATGTCGATGGCTGATGAAATGCGTGGCACATTGAATCAAATGGGTTCTGACGTTAAGCAAGTTGGTACGCAGATTAACAATGCTCGCGTACAAGCTGGTAACGCTGTTGGCGACTACGTCGGCTCTATGCTTCCGGTTGGTAGACCCGGTAATTCGGGCCTTGATAATAAGCCATCTACGTACGCATACGGTCCGGGCGGCGGCGGAGCCGGCCTCCCTGACGCAGCTGGCTTAGTTTCAAAAGCTGTTAACGCTGCTGGCGTAAATCCTGCCGCATACGGCGCGGCTCCGGCGCAGGGGCCAATGGGTACGGGTATTCCCGGCCCCGGTCAAGATCCCGCGGCATACGGCGCGGCTCCGGCGCAAGGGCCGCAGCCGCCAGCGGCAAGGGGCGTCCCAGCTTCAACCACAGACACGGCGCTGTTGCCGGCTTTTGGCTCTGGTTTGCGGCAAGGTGTCGGCAATATGGCGGGCGGTATTTATAACTTTGGTCGCGGTATGGCTAATTTCGGCGTGGGCGCCGTAGGCAGCGCAACGGTTGGGGCGGCACAGTTGGGCGCACGCGGAATGGACGCGGCAGGACTGGCCGACAATAGCGCGCAGTTTTTTGACAGTATTGCTAAACCATTTAATGACGCTACAGTTGCCGGCGCCAGCGACATGGCAAACAGTTTCGGCCAATATGTCGGCGTCCGCGAAGCCCCGACAGCTGTGGCGGATATGCGCACGCAACAGCGCGCTGAATTAAGTCCCTCGATGCAGACTGCGCACGACATAGCTAACGGCGCGTCTGATATGGCGGTCGGCACTGGCGCTTACATGCTTCCCGGTTCGGCCGCTGGGCGGATCGCCGCGGGAACGGCTGGCGCCGCTGCCACAATGCTCCCGAACGCCGCGCAGCCTATTGCGCGCGGTATTGGCGCAGTTGCAAATACGTACGGTAACGTCACTGGTTTATCTGGCAAGTGGCAGGCTCCGGTAGCGATGGGTACGCAGGTTGTGCGTGAAGGTATCGTGCGTCCGCTCGATCAGATACGCGGTACAAACTACGCGGATAATGTCGCTTTATTTCCGGGGCAGTTGCTGGCGCCGACTGAGAACGCGGTAGCGCAGACGCAGGTACCGGAAACACCGGCAACTCAAGCGGCCGACGCGGGCGGCGGGTTCAGCCCTGAAATGGAAAAATTTCTTACGGACAACAATATTCAAACCGCCGCTGACTTTGATAATTTAACGGAACAGCAGCAGCTGCAGTTTCAAGATCTGTACGAAAAAGAGCAGCAACCGGCTGCGCCGACCGGCGCTGCTGCCGCTGGCGCGAATCCTGCTGCTTGGGGCGCGGCTCCGCCGCAAGGACCGACGGACGCGGCAGGACAGACTGCGCCGCAAACACAGCAAGCAGCGCAGCAACCAGCCCAACAACAAGCACAGCAATCAACACAGCAACCAGCCCAAGCTGTCGACCACAAGCCGTATGAAACGGTACTTAACGATCCAAAAGCGACGCGGGAACAAAAAGAAGCGGCGCGCACCGATTACGCTAAGAAATGGGTTGAGACAAATAAGGCCAGCATATCGCCTGAACTTAAATCGGCTGCGGAAGCATGGCAAAAAGATCCAAACTCTCCAGAAGCCAAACCGTTTGCGGATAAGCAAACTGCTGCGTTTAATGACCTTGTACAGCAACAGTTAGCGCAGCAGCCTGAAGCGGCACAAAATCCAGACATGTTTGGTCAGATAGTCGCCGGCGCTACTGACATGTGGAACAATATGGGCACGATGGGGCAAATGGCGCTCGCGTTCGGTGTGCCGATGGCCATGGTTGGTTTACTCGGCGGTAGTGGGCTGGGTTTAGTTCTAGGCGGTTTAGGTCTTGGTTTTGCTGGCGCAGCGGGCGGTATGTTTGGCGCAGACGCGCAGCAATTCACATCTGGACTCGGCAATACTGTGATGTCAGGGTTGCACACGATGCTCGGCGGCGCAGACCCGGCCGCAACACCAGCACCGGCTGCTGACCCGGGCACGACGTACGCAGCCGAAGCAGAAAAAATGCAGCAGCAGCCGCAAATTACGCCACCAGCAAACGCAGCAGCTGGCCCGCCAGCCGCGCCGCAGTCGCAGTTGTCTGACGCGCCCGCGCCCGCTGGCACTAAACCCGGTGTGCAAACTGCAGGTTTACCCGCCGCACAAGCCGAACTTGTGACAAAAGTGCAACAAAACCCAAATGCTTTTTTTGAAAACATGACCAAAAATCCAAAAGACGGCTTGCCGTTATTGGATTTGCCAGAAGAAACAATGCAGCAGTTGTATCTTGGGTTAGCGCCAGAGCAGCAACAAGCATTGCTTAAAACACTAGCTAATCCAAATTGGAACGCTCTCGGCCCGCTCGAGCGCAGCGTGGGGCCAGTGTTATACGGCGACAAGATTCAAAAAGCGCACCGAGCGTTGGCGGGTATAAAAAAAGCCTCTGTTATTGTTGACCGCATGCGTAAAGCCGCCCGTTGCTGGGCTGGCTATGAGCCTGTACCGGGCAAAAAGCCATACAGCAACAACTCATGCCGACCAAAGGGCAAAACAAAAAAGAAGACAGAGAAAAAAGCAGCCGACCGCGGCGGTTCGTTTGTAATTGGTAGGCGTGAAGCGCCGGCACCGGTGGGTTTAAACGGCGCGTGGACGCCAGAAATGACAGCCGGAGTTGCGCCGTTGTTGCAGACGCATCCGCGGTACAAAAAAACAGACCTCAGCGACCCAGTTAAAGCACGCGGTGCTACTATGTCGCTTTTGAAAACACACGGTCTCAGCCCAGATTTGCGCGATAATCTTCACCGCGTTGTCGGCAGCCGCGGCGATCACCGCGGGTTGGCTAATTTTCCGGGTATGCCTGCGGCAGCACCAGCAGGAGTGCCGCCTCCCCCGCGACCGGTAGTTTCGGCTCCAGCTGCCCCAGCCGCCTCAGCAGCTTCGCCTCCAACGCCCCGACCACAAGCTGCGACGCCACCAGCCCCCGTTCAGCCACCTCCTCGTAGGCCTGACGGTCGGCCAAGCATGATTCCGTTCAGCCCGCCGCAGACTACCTCTACCGGCCCAGCAAGCCCGCCCGTATCGTCTATCGGCGCAAACGGGAAGTACCAGCCATCTGTATTTTCATCGAAGGGCGTCGGTTTACCTCGTTGATATTACTCACAGACAAGGACGTCTCATGGCAAAAAAGACACGCCGCGTAGCCAACAAATCCGCCCGGCGACAAGAGCGCAAGCAGGAGCGCAAAGACAAACAAGAGACGAATATTTACGCGCCTGTAGAGTTTAATCCGCGCACAGAAGCACAGAAGACCGCGCTGCAGCTTATTGCCGAACACGATATGACGTTTCTGCTTGGCGCCGCTGGTTCAGGCAAAACATTCTTGGCAATGGCGTACGCAATTAACCAAGTGCTGACCAAGCAGGTCGAAAAGATCGTCCTCACGCGGCCTATCGTCGAGGCCGGCGAGAAACTTGGCTTTCTCCCCGGCACGTTTGGCGAGAAGGTCAATCCGTACATGCAGCCGCTGTACGACACCATGGAGCTGATGCTTGGCAAACAAAGCGCTAAGCGTGAGATCATCAACAAGGCGGTAGTGCTTGCCCCGCTGTGTTACATGCGTGGCCGTACCTTCAACGACTCTATTTGCATTTTCGACGAAGCGCAGAACGCGACCTATACGCAGCTCAAGCTGTTTCTTACGCGGTTTGGGCAGAATACCAAAGTCATCGTGACCGGCGACCCGAGCCAAAGCGACCTCTACGAACACGCTCGAGATAATTACTGCGCGCTGTCGGAAGTTGTTGAAAGGCTGGATAAGACACCCGGAATCGGCGTGTACGAATTCGAGCCGCAAGACGTCGTTCGCCACAAGCTTGTCGCTGCAATTTTGCGCAAGCTGTAGTATTGCCAGATACGGCATCGGCTTGTAGACTCCCTCGACGCAATGACGCGTGGAGGAGTGCGTATAGTGTTTGCACCTATTAAAATCCCTGTAACGGCAGATCAATACAAACGTGCGTATGAGCGTCAACAAGCTTATCTGCAGGTCTATGCAGATCGCGGCATGGCCGCACCGCGCGACTCGCTGCGCGACGGTAAGGGTCATTTTGTTGGAGCGCTATGCGAGATTGTGCAGTTTGATTATTTTTTGAACGAAACAGTTGTGTTTAATAATGTTTTGCCGATCGTCAATGCAAAGGGCTACAGGTGGCCAACAACGCATCAGGAAACCATTAATTGCGACATGATAAGTAATGCCACTGATCAGTCAACTGACACCAAAGGTAAGGAGCGAGACGATCCGCCGTTGGAGCATTATCTAGCCTCAGTAACCGCCGCTAACAAACGTCAGCAGTGCGACTTCTACAGTTTTGCTTCTTCAAGTCACGATCGTCGCTTTGTGCACTTAGTCGGTTACATTTCAAGAGAAGAATTTGAACGATACGCTAAATTTGCAGCAAAAGGCGAATTTGATGTTACAAGCTCGCCGCGCAAACCTTTCCATTTCAGAGGTGATTGCTGGAACGTACCATATACAATACTGACACCATTTAAGCCCGTGCGATCGCGGTCTATTCCCCGTTTCGCTGAATTAACTCATTGAGGGTCATATGCAACTAGCCGACTTTGTTCCCCTACTCAACGAAGATCTCAAGAACGAGTGGAAGCACATGCGCTTCTACCTGTATGCGGCTAGTGCGGCCACAGGACTGCATGCGCATGAGTACAAAGAGTTTTTTCTTGAACAGGCTAAAAGTGAGTTGCATCACGTAAGCCAGTTCTCCGACTTAATCATCGGACTGGGTATTTCTGCCACGACCGAGAGCAACGACTTCCCAAAGCTCACCGACGCGCGTGATTTGTTAAGCTACGCCGCGATTATGGAAGCTGAAGTCGTTAAAAATTACGTGCAGAGAATTGCGCAGCTTTCTACGGTAATCTGCCACTCTTCGGACGACGCTGTCGACTTAAAATGGCTTGAGATATTTCTCGAGGAGCAGATCAAGGACAGCCGTGAAGATCTGGATCACTTAAGGCAACTTCTGAAATAAGGAACAGCGCTCAATGGACAACCCTACGCGGTTTGAGCTTGAAGAAGCCATTACGGCTTGCTGGAACACATCAGACGATCTTGAGTTAATTGCTAGCGGCGCAGAAAGCGGCGACGACGCGCTATTAAACGCGTTGATCGGCGTAAAAGAACTGCACGACCGCCGGTTACAGCGTGTTTTCAACATATTTGAGCAGCTAATTAAAACGCGGCAGCTTTAATTTTGGACGGGTGGCAGAGCGGTTTAATGCACTGGTCTTGAAAACCGGCGAGCCCTAACGGGCTCCGGGGGTTCGAATCCCTCCCCGTCCGTATGAACTGATCTTGCGTGTATTTGTGGCATAATATAATCTAGTAAGACCTCATTTCAAGGAGTTTAACTATGGCAATGGACTATCTTACATCTCTAACAACAATATTTGGCGCGTCCGCTTCGTTAACTGGCACGGGCGCTACCGCAACTATTACGTTCAAGCCGTCTGAACTTGGCGTAGGTAGCAACTTTAATACGCCGGAAACCGCAAAGCCGGAAGCATTTGTGCTTGCGCTGCTGCAGAAGGCGAACGCCGCGCAGGGCGTTACGGTAGCGCGTGCTATGGAAATCACGAAGACGACTGTGTTGGCCACTAAGGACAGCAGCCCCGTCAACGGCGAGCAGTACATCGTGCGTATCTTCTCGAGTGCTTCGCTGACGAATATTGACCCGGATACGGTGTGATCGGCTACAGTAAGTCGTAAGTTATCCGCAGTACAGGAGTCGATATGGCGGGCAATTTTTTAACGCAACTGCTCCCTCAGCTTGATACGGCTAATTCGTCAGAGTGGGTACACACTGCCGTGAATGCGGCACGGCAGTGTGCGCCTCCTGATAATCTTACAGGTCGCGGTATTGTTATCTGCGCCGGCGGTCGGTATCTGACTTCCGCGTGGATCACCGTCAACCTCTTGCGGCATCTTGGCACTAGACTGCCAGTGCAGATATGGCATCTTGGGCCGCAAGAAGTGCCGCAAAAAATGGCTGAGATGTTCACGCCACTTGACGTCGAGTTTGTCGACGCTCGCGTAATGCAGCAGACACATCCGCACAAGCGGTTAAACGGTTGGGAAGTAAAAGCGTACGCTATGCTGCACTGCCCGTGGCGTGAGTTTATCCTGCTGGATGCAGATAACCTACCACTGCAAAACATCGAAACTCTTTTTGATTCGCCGTTGTACGCGCAACACGGCGCGCTTTTTTGGCCCGATCGCGGCCGCTGGCCGGCCGATTTTCACATATGGGGAATGACCGGTATCCCTTATCGCGACGAAGCCGAGTTTGAAAGCGGGCAGATTGTCGTTGATCGTCATCGCTGTTGGCGCGAGCTTGTACTTGCCAACGCGTTTAACGAGGAAAGCGCGTTCTGGTATCTACACATACACGGCGACAAAGACACTTTTCGGCTTGCTTGGCGCGCACTTGGCACAGAGTACGGGATGATTCCGCATCCTAGCTCCGCACCGTGGCCGTTGTTTCACCAGAAAGATGAAGCGGGCCGTATGCTGTTTCATCACGGCGTTAAATGGGACACACGCCCAAACACGGAGTTCGAGCATGTGCCGGAGGTGTGTAATCAATTCTTAGCCGAGTATTTGATCCGCGAAACCTCACCCGAAACACGGCAAGCCATAACGGCGCTGCAGCCAAAATTACCGGGGCCGATGCCAATTGATACCGGGCTACCCAGTAACATCGGCATTGATAAGTGTCATATTGAGCACATATACGGAATCGTTCGGGCTTTGAAGCCGGCTAATTTACTTGAAATTGGATTGGGCACTGGTGCCACGGCAACTGCATTGCTTGATGCGATGGCGAAAAATACGCGCGGCCAACTCACGGTGGTCGATAACTGGCTTGATTTCTCCGGCGTTTGCCCAGCCATTACGGCGTTCGAGCAAGAGCGTTTAACAGTTATCACAGCAGCAGAAGAAGAGTTTGTGCGCAACGCCGCCCCGGCATACGATTTAATCGTATCCGACGCTGATCATAATCACGCGCAACAGTGGTGGGAAAAGACCGTACAGCTAGCCAAACCGGGCGGTTGCGTATTTTTTCACGACGTAACATACAGCGCCACGCCGAATTTGCGTCAGATCTACGAAGAGAGCAAGAAAAAATACGCTGTGCAGCTGTTTAACGTTTCGACAACCCCAGACGAAGCGTGCGACCGGGGTCTGCTTGTCGTTTGGCGTGGCGACGCTCCGGCGATTAAGCCGCCGAAAGTTGCGGTACTGCAGTTTGCTAATGGCGGTGCGTCTGCCTTTTTAGATTGCGCGGCGCCGTTGCACGCGCACGCCTGCCGCAAATACGGCTATGACTACGTCGTCGAGCGCGAAGCTAAATCTGGGCGTCACGCGTATTGGGAAAAGCACCGCATGCTTGCGGATTACGCTGCGCGCGGTTATGACTTCATTTGTTGGCTTGATACGGACGCGCTGTGGCTCGGTGACACGCCGTTATTGGACGTATGGGCTAACGCGCACCCGCGTGCTGTGTTTGCCGCAACATTTCACGGTGACAGGCCGCACCCCGGCGATCATTACTACAATCACGTAAACGCCGGCGTGTTATTTGTGCGCAACATTGGCGGCGCGGCAGTGACGCCGTTGTCGCGATGGGGTCAAACCGACGACGAAGGACACCCGTGGGGCGATCAGCACGCTTTTAACAAATTGCTAAACGCGCAGCCGGCGTTAGCGCACATCGTCGGGCACGAGTGGAACAATGTTGAATGGGCGCCAGAGTATAGCTCTACGGCACCGCATATTGTAGCGTGGCACGGAAAGCCAGAATTAGTGCTGCCGGGCATGCAACCGCGTGTTGACGCGTACAAAGCGAAATACGGTCTGTAGGCGCAAGGAGCAGCGTTTTGGCACAGAAGCTTATTCTGACGAATCATCAAAGCCCCGGCGATCTTGTGATGATGCTGTACGCGCTCACAAGTCTGCATGAAACATATCCGGGAGAGTATCTGACAGACGTGCGCGTGACTGTGCGGGCTCTTTTCGAGGAAAACCCGCTGATTACGAAAATTCCGGATAACGCGCCAGATGTGCAAACTATCCAGATGGAATATCCGCACATACACGAAAGCAATAATAAACCGTATAGATTCTCCACGGCGTTTACGGCCTACTTAGCTGAAAAGCTGGGACGGCCGATTAAGCCGACGAATTTCGCGGGTGTTATCCCGGTTAGCGAAGCGGAGCAGGGCTGGATATCCGGCGTGCACGAGATTCTGGGTCGTGACGTGCCGTATTGGGCGCTTAACGCTGGTCACAAATCTGACTTCACGGCTAAGACGTGGTCTTTTGCGAGATATCAGGAGCTCGTAAATCGTTTCCCTGATGTGTGGTTTGTTCAAGTAGGCGCGTCCGAACACACCCACCCGCAGCTGACTGGCGCTAATCTGATTAACATGGTTGGCAAGACCGACACGCGCCAGCTCATTCGGTTGGTATATAACGCGTTTGGCGTGATCTCCGGTGTCAGCTTCCCGATGCATTTAGCGTATGCCGTACCAGCGCATCCGCGTTTCGGACGAGCCAGCAGGGCTAATATCACTATCGCCGGCGGGCGCGAAGCGCCGCACTGGGAAGAAGGCCCGAACCACCATTATCTGCACACTTGCGGGATGCTGAAATGTTGCGACAAGGGCGGCTGCTGGAAAAGTCGTGTGGTGCCGCTTGAGGACGGCGACAGTAAAAACAACAGCTTATGCGTAGCACCAATAATGATGGAAGACGGGCAGTGGGTGCCGCAGTGCATGGCCATGATCGAGGTGGATGATGTAGCCAAGTTAATTGACCGCTACATGAGAAATTTGGACTACACACCAAAGAACTAAATTTCAACAATTGGCTCTGGCACGGATGCAGGAACCAACTTAATGACGACGGACGATGCGAAACGCGTGCAGTCGTACGAAGAAAAAATGCGATGGCCGACGGCGCAGGCTATTGGCGCAGCCGGCGTGGCGTTAGTAAATGCGCAGTTGTTATTGCACAAAATACTACCGTGCACGCCAATGATCGACATCGGTTTCGACATCGTTACGGCGTACGGCAGTTTGCTCAAACGCGCGCAAATAAAAGCTACGCAACTGGACGGGCAAACAAAAAACAGCTCTACAGCGTTTTCCGTTAAGCGGAACAAAGTCGGACATGTGCGCAATGGCACGTACATGTCGTCGCCGGCACGCGGGTACGAGGCCGGCGAAGTAGACGTGTTCATATTTGCGAATATCAAATACGGACATTTTTACATTATGCCAGCGGGCGAGATTGATCTAAACCGGTACAAGCTGAGCTTATCGCCCGACAGCAAGTGGGCAGATGCGTGGTGGGTACTCAAAACACCGTGAACCCGTACCGTCGCCTGACCATTGCGCTCGACTTTGATCGCACGTTTACCGGCGATATCGATTTTTGGCGCGGCGTCGTAATTGACGCTGTTGCACGCGGCCATCGTGTGCTGTGCGTAACAGGCCGCACAGACAGCGCAAGAAGCCGTGCTGAATTAGGCCGCGTATTCGGCCCGTACGCGTTTAGCCTGCTTACCCGGTGTATTTTCTGCAACCACGAACCAAAGCGGGCCGCAGCTCGAGCACGCGGTTATAGCGTAGATGTCTGGATAGACGACCTACCAGAAGGAATAGGCGCCGCTGATACGGCAGCGTTCAGGGCGTTTGAGGGGCAGTTTTGCGTATTTGAGACGCTGCCCGTTTTAGATGATAATTTAGTATGCCCGCGAGCGACGCGGCGATTAAATTACTAGACTTAGGTAGGTCTCATGATAGACGGAATTTATTACGCATACGCTACGGCGTTGTTCTTACTGTGCTTTGGCTACGCGATCGGTTACATCGCGGGCCGCTTAGACCTTATATATCGGACAGTAAATCTGTTTGCGTCGCAGATATCGGACATTGTCGCTGAGAAGCCAAAAGACTTTTTTCGGAAAGTCGCCGCCGAGGATAAGCCGAAAGCCGCGAATAAGGTCGAGATTAACGACAGTAAATTTGTAGCGCCCGTCAAGACAGACAGCTTGACCAAATCCAATGAGACAGCTATTGGCAAAACCGTCACGACCGATGATGATATTCAGGCATCGGTTTCACGGCTCGCGCAACTGAAAGGCAAATAATAATGGCTAAAGGTCTAGACGTTGGTACATCATTCGTGGTTCTTGCCAAAGACGGCGAATCCGGCACGGTCGAATACAAAGACTTCCGTGACGCGTTTTACGTTATTAAGCCGACCACGCCCGTCGCCGCCAAGATGATCGAGAAAGGTCTAGCGGGCCGGGTCGTTGTAAAAGACGAAGACGGCAGCTTTATCCTGCTCGGTCAAGATGCTATTGAAAAAGCCGTGGAGCGCAACGAGTCTGCCAAGCGCCCGATGTACCGCGGTGTCGTCAGCCCCAAGGAAAAAGACGCCAAACGTATTTTGGCCTATATCCTCAAGGAAGTCTCTGGCCAAGCTAGCGAACCGGGCGAAAAGATCGTGTTCTGTATCCCGGCGCAGCCTGTCGATCAAGAAGACGAGGACTTCGACGTCGGTTACCACGAAGATATAGTAAAGGCTATCTTAAGCGAGGTCGGCTATAGCCCAAAGGCTATCAATGAAGCTGAAGCGCTGTGCTACTCCGAATTCGAGAACGACGATTACACCGGCATCGCTCTTTCGTGGGGCGCGGGTATGGTGAATTGCTGCGTCATGCTCAATGGCGAGCCGACTGTTATGTTCTCCACAACTAAGTCAGGTGACTGGGTGGATCGCATGGCCGCCGTCGCAACAGCCGAGCCAGACTCGGTTGTGCAGGCTGAAAAGGAACACGGCACGTTCGTTGTGGGCGAGCCGAACGAAAGTCCGATTCTGGGTGCCGTATCTGCTTATTACGAGCGCCTGATCGATTACACGGCAAAACAGCTGGCGGCTGCGCTCACGGGCCACAAGCTCCTGCCGAAGTTCAAGAATCCGCTGCCAATTGCGGTAGCGGGCGGTACGAGTAAAGCGGCCGGGTTTGTCGACTTATTTGCCAAGAAGCTGGCAGAAGCCGATTTTCCGCTCGAGATTAAAGAAGTCAGACATGCCGCTGACCCGTTACACGCCGTAGCGCGCGGTTGTTTAATCGCGGCTAAGATCCTGTAGGCATTTCGGGTTGTGTTTCAACGCTGATAAACTGTTAAGTGTTGTGCGTTAGTCGTGGTGGCCGACTGGTTAGGGCTAAATACAGAGCAGGGATGTGACGTGTTTAGCGGGAGTCCGTGGTCAGGCTACGGCCGTGTACACGGTAGGTGGAGCGATGAATGCCGCACGAGGTTGAGTTATACGCCTTAGAAAGTCATTGCTTTGCCCCGGTTCGCCGGGGTTCGGACCTGTGGAGGGGATCACAGGAGCGCACAACACTTAACTTGTTTTAACTGAAGGTGGCAACATGCTCGACGAATATATGCATTCGTTAACTGTGTTTGCCAGTGCTTTCGGGGTATCGTCATTTGCCGGACTGGCTACGCTTCTGCGGTTTTCGCGGAAAAAGGTCTCCTATGTAGCTATAATTAGTGCAATGCTGAACGCCGGCTTTCTGGGGCTGGCTATAGCGTTAATTTGGTACCAAAATTACCGAAAAGCTGAAAACGTTCACGGATTAATAGGAATTTGCGTGCTGGCCGGCATGGGTGGTTCGACGCTCACCGATTTGTTAATATCTCTGTTAGCCGGAGCAGGCATAAAAGTCATCATTACCCACGAACGCGACGACCACGGGAGTCCAGAAGATGACACAGGAAATTCGTAAAGACCTGAGCGTAGCTGCGGCCATGGCGATGATGGTTTGCGCTGGACTGCTGCTGATTTCAGCTAAAGCCGCCGCGGAGCATGTGCAGCAGCGAGAGCCGACCGCGGTCAGAATCCCTGACATCCAAGCTCGGCCTCGCTAATCCTGCACACAAGGCCGACTATGGACGGATTGTCTGTCTTATACCAGTCAACGCAGGCGTCGCCGTTTTACACCATTGGCAACGCGCACGGCTGGCTCTCAAAGTCGGCTAAAACAGCCGGCACTGAATATCATCTCTCTGGCCGGCTCTATCTGGCCAAAAGCGGCTGGCTGCTCTTGTCAGTGCCGAACGCCCTTGTGCGCGGCGTATTTGACGCCATGTCGCATGCCGGGGCTGAGCTGCCGCTGGCGGGCACGCTGAATGTGCCCAACGTAGACAAAGAGCTTTTAAACGCGCATATTTCGGCCATGACAGCCGAAGAGGTCGAGCGGATCGGCCCCGGTAAGATTAACGAGCGCGGGCATTCTTTTAAGTACGCTCTAGGCCCGATTAAAGAGATCACACCCAACAACATCGACGGCGTGAGCAAGCTCTGGGTTATTCAAATCTCAAGCCCAGAGTTGTCGGCACTGCGCAAGAGCTACGGCTTGTCTGCGCTGCCCAATGGCGACCACCCGTTCCACATTACCGTAGCTGTCCGGCGTAGAAACGTCCTGCGTGACAACACCGTCAGCAAGTTTGACACTGCCGCCGGCCGCGGTGAGCTGAAAGCCGCCGCAGACGCCGAAACAACGTATGAGTGCAATTGCTCCGGCCGTTGCACCTGCCCGCCTAATTGCGTCTGCAAAAAATCATGCTGCGCGGGAGAAAAGGCTGCGAATGCCGACGCGGTCCAACAGCGTGTACGCGTGGTACTCCCGTATAAGGGCAAGTACTTGCTCGAAACACTTAACAACCCGAAGTGGCCGCAAAACCTCGGCAAGCGGAGGTTTATTGGCGGCGGTGTCGAAGCTGGTGAAACGCCTGCGCAAACAGCCGCCCGCGAGATGTTTGAAGAGCTTGGGGTAAAGATCAAACCAACTGCGTTTCGCGCATTAGGCACTGATCCAAATAACCCGCATGAGCACTATCTTGAACTGGCTAAGCACAAACTAAAACCCGGTAATTTTAAAGCCACTGTAGGATCTGATCCGATTATCACGCTGGCGCACGGCGTTCCCGAGGGCGATGACTACATTGGGCCGGACATTAAGAAATTGCTTGCGCCTGTGCTTAAAAAAGCGGCAGAAAAATTACCGTGGCGCGAACGCGCTGAGGTTTATGCCCGCGACCCAATCACAGGCAAACTCTATGGCGGCAAGTGGGACAACGACGGATCTTTCGCGCTGCCCGGTGGCGGTATTGACCCGGGCGAGGATCCAGCTACGGCCGCTTTGCGCGAGTTAGAGGAAGAAACTGGCATTAAGGCTACCAACGCGCGTGTGCTTCCCGTGGCGCCTGTTGATTTTCCTTGGACTGCAAAGATGCGCGCTGAAAAAGCCAAAAAAGGGCGCGGCAATTTTGCTGGTTCTCGGACGCATTTTATTGCCGCCGACATTGTTAATCACGCTCAAGGCAAAAATCTCGATTTTTGGGCTGCCAAAGATCGCGGCTACTACGATCCGACCGAAGCTTTGGCGATTATGCAGCGTGTGAAAAAATACAACGCGCCCGCTATTGCTACCGCGCGTATAGCTGCGCTTAATCACATTATTGCTAACGCCGCTAAGAAGACCGCCGCCGACCTTCTCCCGGGCGGTAAAGCCGACAACATTCCCGATAGTAAGTTTTCCCCAAAAGACCTTGCCGCAGGAGCCGCAGATGAGCACGAACATACCAGCAATGATCAAGTCGCCAAAGAAATTGCCAAGGATCATCTGCAAAAAGACCCCGGGTACTACGAAAAAGAAAAGCTGAGCGAAAAAGCCGCTATGCCGGCTATTATTCGTAAGCTGCGCGAAGCCAAAGAGCATTCTGACAATAAGCGCTACGACCAGAAGAACCAGATTCTGAAGAAGCTCATGGCCGAGGCGCCGCACGAGTGGGTGGTAGACGATCCAGAGCCGTATCACATGGGAATTACGCACGCCCCTACCAAGTTCAAGTTCCACGCCGACCCGCTGATTATCCCGACTGTTGTGCCAGTTCAATCCAAGGCTGCGTCTAATCCGTATTTCAGGCATTTGACGCAGACGCCCATCCAGTACGACCAGAACCAGTCGCTGTTGGGGAACGTCATGGCGCACGTCCGTAAAGTGAAAGACCGTGGTGACAATCAGGCCGCGCTCGACCGCAATACAGAGTCATGGCGTGATACGTTAATACCCGGCCATCGCGAGCAGAAGTATCTGGCGATCGCGCGGGGACAGTACCCGAAACAAGATTTTGCCACGCAGCTTATTCACGAACGTGGAGACGGCGTGCTTAACGCGCTATCGAAAAATGTTTAACAGAGTGCGCAACTGGCTGTATCCAAAGAGAGTCGAGCCGCAACCAGAGCCGGCTCCCGCACCGGAACCGGCTCCAGTCACTCCAGAGCCGCCAGTTGTTACACCCAGCAACATTCAGCTGATTAACTACATCCGCGCGCTGGCTATTTTGCGTAATATCCCGTTTCAGCAGCTTCGCACGGAATTTTTCAAATTACCTTTACGTAAGATCGGCTGGGTAATTGGCGTAACGTTTTGGCTGTACATGACATACGCAATAGTTAACGCGATTTTTGGTATGCTGCGTTAAAATGCCTCAAAACTCTGTACAATACGTGTATGACAGCAAACGCCCAACAATTTGCGCTGGAAGAGTGGCAGCAAGTGCCGCTTTGCGTAGAAGCTCTTCTGCCCGCCGCGCTAGCTTTACGCGCTGCGCACAACAAGGCGGCTAGCGCGCTTGGTCTGCTCCCGCTTGCGACTGTTAGCTGGCATCCTACCGCGCAGCGCATTATTGTGCATACGCGGCAGGAACAGTCTGCGTACATGAAGAAAGCGTACGCTGAAAAGCTTGGGGCCGCGTGCGACATTGTGTTTTCTACAGCCGCGCCGACAACTGGCGTACTGGTCAAAATAGCTGGGCCGATCCTGCGCGGTATCGGTGACGCTTGGGGCGCAGCAAATAGTGCGCTTGGCGGTCCTACGCCGTTATCGCACGCTGTTGTATCTGGTCTTGCCCTTGGCGGTTTAGGTTACGGCGCCGGCGCACTCGCGGAACAAGTTATCCCCGAGCGTATGCTAGAGCAAGGCACGTTACGCCGGACGCTTGGCACGCTGGGTTTACTGGGCGGAGCCGGCATAGGCGCGCTCGAGGCCGGCACTACGGCAAATAAGCTTGATCAGGGCTTTTGGCGCTCGTGGTTGACGAGTAATCTCACGCCAATTCCGCAAAATATGGCCGGAAAAAAGGCTAGCGCCTTTTTCCCGGATATAAACCGCCAAAATATGACAGGGCTCGGCGCCCCGGTTATCAAAGTAGACGCGTTTAACCGCGCAGTTTGGGCCGACGCGCGAACGGGCTACGATCAGACAGGAATGGTTGATAGGCACACGTCTCCGCAAATTGCCGCAGCCACGACTGGGATTATGTCGGGTATTGCGTCACAGGCCCGCTCGCCGATTATTAGCCCAGCGACCGTGATTAACGGACTGGCGTCAGCTGGTGTCGGCATGGTCACCGCAAATATTGCGGGTAGGACGCTTGGCGCGCTTGCCGGCCTAAGTCAGCCAGCGCAAGAAAAAATTCAAGACATTGGCCTATGGGGCGGGATGCTACACACAGTTATTCCGCCGCTTTTCGGGCAGCGTTAGTTTAAAGTTGTGGGGTTAGTTATTTTGGCGCAATATCGCGCCACATCTAGGAGGCTTGTATGGTTAAACCTGTTAACACAAAAGTTGTTGAAGAGCTGCGTGTATTTGGCGCGGCAGACGAAAACGGCGCAGTCAAAGAATGGCTCACGCCTGAATTTGTATCGCTGGTCGGCACGGTTACGGTTAATTTGATCACGGCGGCTACTGTCGTTGGCTTGCTTGACGGCAATAGCGCGCAGGAGCTGACAAAGGCGACTACAGCTATTCTTACTGCCGTCAGCGTGATTAGCGTAAACGGCTTAGTTGTCTGGAAGTATCTGGCCGGTCGGGCTGCAGTAAAGACTGAGCAGATTTCCGCGCAGTACCGTTACGCAGAGGCCATCGCCATCGAACGCATGCACGCGGGGCGCAGTACGAGTAAGCGATGACAGACAAAGAACTACAAAATCGGATCGAATCGAGCGCGGCGTTACGGCGAGCAAGGGAGACGCTCTTAAGTGAAGTCTCTTTTCGCGCTGGGGCGTCCGCTCGGTTCGATCCATTTACAATAATCATGATTATCTCGATTATTGTTCAGGTAATCGCAATTTGTCAGAAACGGCGGCACCCTGACAAGATTGTTAACGACATACGCAACGCGCGTGCCCTCTCGCCACTGCGAACGCGCCGGTTGCGTAAAAAATTAGACGAAATGTGGGAAACACAGTGCCACGGCGACAGCGAAGAGTGCGCAGAGAATATTCTGTATGCCGCGTTAGTCGATGTTGCCGAGCGGGCTGACGACACAGAAATACAGGAAATAATGGAGTTAGCCGCGCAGCAAAAATAGCGCGGACATACGCAAGGAGGCGTACGATGGCTAAACAAACCGATAAAAACGTAATTTCTACTCACGAGATACTGAAGAAGCTGCACGCGTACGGTTATTTTGGCGCGCAGCCGTGGGCTACCGCGAAGAAGACAAGCGGCAAAGCATTAGAAGCCGCTGTTCGCGAATACCAGAAGTTTAACGGCCTCGAGCCGACTGGATTCGTTGGCATGCGTACAGCGCATGTGATGTCGCGGCATCGCTGCGGTTTGCCTGATTTCAATATCACAGGCGCTGGCGATGTTTGTAAATGGCCGATGAAGAACATTACGTATTACGCGGAATTAACGCTTCCGGGTATTACGGCGCAGCAGACACAGCTGGCCTATGACACGGCGTTTGCGCAGTGGTCGGCGGTTTGCGACATCGAGCCTGTTCGTGTAGACGGTCCATCAAACGCGAATATTTTGGCCCGTTCCGGTAAAGGTCGTGCAGTTAATCTAGACGATCGCGGCGGTACGTTGGCGTGGAGCGAGCTGCCGTGCGGCGTTGCGGCTAACGTACAGCTCGATCAAATGTTTGACGAAGCTGAAGATTGGTCGTTCGACATGGCTGTTGCCGTTATCTGCCACGAGCTCGGGCACGCGCTTGGGCTTGCGCATTTGAGCAAGGGCAATTTAATGGCGCCGTATTATGATCCTAATTGCCGCACACCACAAAAGGGCGACATAGAAGAGATGGTTAAGCTTTACGGCAAGCGGAAGCGCGCATCACAGAAGAAGCAGGTTGACGCTCTGCAAGTTATGGGCACAATTATGATTAACGGCAAACCGTACATGCTTGTTCCGCAATTCTGATAAAATAACAGTACCTTAAACGTATTGGAGAAATCATGACAGAGTTTCAGTTAATTTGCGCGGCTCTTTTCGCTGCCGCTTGTTTGTTTGTTTACCGCGCTAAAGTTTTTGCTGGCGTTCGGGCTATCACGGCCCCGAAGCAGACCAGCGACGTACCTGTCGTACAGCCGTCAATTGCCGTCAGTCTGGTGAACGACATTGTGGCTGTGACGCAGCTCCGCGACCGGCTCGCGGCTGAGGAATGCAAAGAAGGCGTAGACGCGTGCACCGTATTGCTGCGCGTCATTGTCGAGTTTCAGCAACCATCAAAAGGTGTTGTATGAACTACAAAAGCGGTAATGCTGTTATCTTGTGGTTAGCCGGCGCCATGCTCGCGGTGTCGCTGTTGTTCCCTAACGGTTTTTCTTCGCCAAAGCCGGCCGCTGTTCCCGGCACGCCAAAAGTAACCGACAAGACGCTGCTTGAAATCCTCGAGCCCGCTACGCCTGAAGACTTGGCGCGTATTAACGGTGTTTACTCTGCGTTAGGTGTAGTGCTTGCCCGCGACTCCGGCAAGCGCATCACAACGACAGAGCAGTGGGCTGAGCTGCAAGCAAGCACGTTGCAGTTGGCGATCGATACGCCCGGCAAGTATAAGGGTCTGGACGACGCAATCGAAACTGTGTTTTTAAAGACGGTAGGCACAGACGTAATGCCGAACAACCCTGATACGCAAAAAAAGCTCGTGACTGCTTGTGAAATCATTGCTAACTCGGCGACACGCTAATGCCCCCTCTTATGTTCTTACTGGTGCTCGGGTCGATAGTTGCGTGGATATTGTTTTTTTACGCGTTGGATGCCGCCAAAAGCATTACAACGCCGACACTTTTTTACCGACAAATAGGAGCTTCTTTTATGGCTGACTCTTTGACTTATACGATTTCGGCTGGTCCGGTTGTTGACGGTGACGTTGTTTCGCGCGTACTGACGGTCGTGGTGGGCGGCGAAGAGCCGAGCGAGCGTAGCTTCCCCGGTTCTTCTGTTGATTTTGGTCTGCTTACTGTGCCGCAGGACTCCACTGTAGTGCTCACACTCGTCGACGTTGACGATGCTGGCAACAAGTCTGTGCCGGCTGTTGTTGAGTTCGTAGCTGCCGACACGCTGCCCCCGTCCCAGCCGGGCGGTTTAGGCGTTACGCTCGTCAGCGAAAAGGCAGAAACGCCAGCGGTCGACGACGCAGAAAATGTTGGCTGATATTTAAAAGGAACGCGCCATGGCTGACAACGAACTCTTTTTCGACAACGTATATGACGTCGTAAAAGCTTACGAAAGTGGCTTTGTCGGCGCCATATGCGATCCCGACGCGACTGCGCGCCTGCAGGCCGATATTGCTGCAGCGGGCGGTTTGCCGCAAGGCGCCATGGCTTGTTCTGCTTATGGTTTAGAGGACTCCGGGAAGGGCAAGCTTAGTTTGCCCTTTCTGGAGATCCTCAAGCTTTACCCGGACTCGTTACCGGGCGGAGCGCAGGGCCGTGGAGACTGTGTCTCATGGTCGACACGGAACGCCTGTTTAACAACCATGTGTTGTGACATAACGAGTGGTACCCCCGACGAGGCAAGCGGTAAGTTAGAAGGCGCACCCGAAGTCAGCGACACAGCGCGGCTAAACGGCGTTCTCAGCACGGAAGCGATTTACAATTGGCGCCGGCACGGCGGGGACGGCTGGTTTTGCTCCGAAGCCGCCGGTGTCGTTATCAAAGACAGCGGAATGTGGTTGCGCAAGAAGTACGACGAGATCAATGTAGACTTCACAAGCTACAGCGCGCGTAATGCCGGTATTTACGGTTCGCGTACGCCGCCTGAGTCGTGGCGAAAGATTGGCGCGCCGCATTTAATGCGCACAGCAACGGTGCTCGATACGTACGAGCAGCTGCGAGACATGCTGGCGAATGGTTATGGCGTGAGTAGCTGCGGTGGCGAAGGTTTTTCAAATACGCGCGATATTAATGGTGTAAGTAAAAGACAGGGCGGGTGGGCGCACGCGCTCGCGTATATCGCGGTGGACGACCGGCCTGAGATTATCAAGCTGTACGGCGAGCCTTTAATTTTAGTTGCGAACAGCTGGGGAAATTGGAATGACGGCGGGCGTCGTATCTTCGGCACATTCGTTGACATCCCGATTGGTTCGTTCTGGGCTAAATGGTCTGATATCAAAAACAGGGATATGATCGCGCTGTCTGGCGCAAACGGCTGGCCGCCAAAGAAGCTGAAAAGCTACGGCGCGCGTGGAAACATTTAAGGAGTACTCATGTACAAGTGGCTTTTATTTATAGCTGCATTTTTCGGCTGGGGCTCTACGCATGTCACAACACCTCAAAAAGACTATATCGGTGTGGTGGCGGCAGAGGCTGCTTACGCTTCTCTTATTCCTGCGACGGCACCAGTAAAGCCAAATCCTGTTGATCCGAAAAATTGCCCTACCTGTAACGGCACAGGTAAGGTAAAAACAGGGGACGGCATACATTGGACGAAGTGCCCGACTTGTCAGCCTATTACAGCGCCGGCAAGGCCCACGCTGCCGTTAATCGTACCGCCGAAACCAGAGGTCGGTTTTCCGCCCCGTAGCCCCAGCCAGCCTGTCGGTAAAAACTGCCCGAACGGTAAGTGCCCGCCGTGGGTTTATCAAATGTCACACAGCTGAGAGTTATCATGGCAGATCGCAAGGATGTGATCGGTAAGTGTTATACGTATCGTGGCTTGAAGTTTTACGCGCAGAACGGATTTGTCTGTCTGCACGACGAAGATACCGGTGAGTTCTTCGTATTAACGCGCCGCGAGTTTCTTGAGCGGGCGCAAGCGCTCGGCCGCGAGGCCCAGCGGCTCCGCACCATGATGGCCGAGAATCCTGACCGTAAGTGGATGTCTCAAGACCGCATGGATCTGCAAGAAGGCGTCGACATGATGATCGCCGCCGCTGTAGAGGCCAAAGAGCAGGGCGACCGCACCGACCCGACAGTCGATGCGTGGTTTGCGCGGCACCGGCCAAATCGTAAGAGCATATTATCGATGGCCAACGCCGCGAATTTCAATACAGCTACGCCGGGAGCATTACCGCTTGGTAAAGACACTGGCAAACATGTTAAACCTGACTTTTCCGTTTCCCCGGGGCAATCTGGTAAAAAGAAGCTTATTCTCCCGGGAGAGTTTTAAATGGAAATTACAGCTCAGGAAGCGTTTAAGCTCGGGTTTTTAGCCCGATGCGCCGAAGAAAAATTAGCTGGCGCCGAGCTTGAGGCGCGGCTCGAAAAAATCGCCGAATTTAACAAGCAGGCGTTTGATTGGTCACCGATCGATCTCAGCGGCGGCCTCAGCGGTTTGCTTAGCGCCGGCGCAAAAAACACATTAGCCGGGCTTGCGGGGATTTACGCGACACCCATTCTTGCCGCAGGCGGCGTGGGCGGGGCGCTCGGCTACGGTGCGGCAAAGATGGTCGAGCCGCGCGTCGACGATGACGAACTGAAAGCGCAGGAGCTGGCTACGACATATAAGCTTTACGCGGAGAAAGCGAAAAACCGCAAAAAGCTGCGGCAGTACCGATTAGGACACACTGACGCGTGAGCATTAAAAAGTATTTTGGCGAACGCGGCGGTTCAGCGCACGGCAATGACCGCCTGCACTGGCCGGGCACCATGGACGGGTTTCCCGTGCGCGGAGACGCGCTTCCGCCAGACCTAAAAAAAGAAGAACTCGAAAACCTCGACATTAGGCTGGATTTCAAGAGCAAGATGTTCGAGTTGTGGGACGCTGAGCAGAAGGCGGAATTTGACGACGTAAACGATAAAATAATCAATGGTTGGTACCTACAGCAGCGCCGGAACGACAACTGGGACGATGAACGCAAGCATTTTCGCGTCTGGTTGGAGTGGGCGCAGGTTTATGGCATGCTTCCGCCAAAGGCTAAATCATGACGCAAAAACAAAGCAACGACATATACGAACACGTTCTGACGCCGCTTTGGAACGTATTTGACCCAGCTAACGCCGCCAGTTCCGCCGCCACCGCCGCAGCCGCTAAAGCTGTAGCTGACGCCGCGCGCGATAAAGTGACCGGCAGTAACGTAATTAACGCCGCACTTGGCGGCCTTGGTTTGGGGTTATCGGGGACGCGTCTGTATCACTTAATGCAGTCCGCAAATAAACCAAAAAATACACACACAAAATTTGGCCCCGGGGCTAAAACAATCGACGACAGCGAGAAAATTGAAAAAATTTCGGCGTCGCTCGTAGACACACTTCGACAGCTTTATGCCAATACGACGCAGGGCATCGGGAAGGCTGTAAATTACATCGATCCGGCCATGCACACGCCAGCAGTTATCGGCGCCGCCATGACTGGCCTTTACGGCGGATCACAGCTTATCAACGGCATCGAGGCGCGTAAGCGCAAAGAAGAGCAAGATGACATGGTAGAAGAGGCCAAAAAAGAGTATCAGCGTGCGTTGATGGGTAAAAAACACGCTGCAGCGTTCGACGCTGCGTTTAGCGCTTTTTCTGAAAAACAAGCTGATGGTTCGTTGCTTGGCTGGCTAGCTAATAAGGCGTTCGATCCGTTGCGCGCAGTTCCGGGCGGCATGGAAGCGTATTTAACAACAACGCTCGGCACTGGCGCGCTCTCCGGCAAAATGATGTACGACTGGACTCGTGCTCGCAGCAAAGACAAGGCGCTGGAAAAGGCGCGCAAGTCGCGCGCGCGCATCGAGGGCGCCGCGCCGCTCTATATCGACCCGGAGCAGCTGGTTGCGATCAAGAAACTTGCTGACTGATTTGAGCCGCATATGAGAAAGTGTTATGCCAGACTTAAATCCGTCCAACTCGATACTGACGCCAAGCACTCGTGAATTCGGTGACGTAAACGCTCTTCGCGGTGGCGTGTTCCAGCAAGCGCAGCAGTCGGCCATTGCCGTAGCGCCGTTTGAGCCGAGCGCTATTCGCAACAACATCTTTAACGGCGCTGTACGAGAAGCCCAGAATATCAAGCCGATCCAGAACGATCTGTATACGTTAAGTCTGCAGGACGTCGGCTACGAAGGCCCAGAGACGTTCTCAAAGCGCGAGCATAAAGCCGCGATTTTGTCGCACGGCAGTTTAGCCAGAAAGCTCCGCGGAACGTGGACGCTAACAGATAACGCAACAGGCAAGCCTATCTCGCAGAAGCGGGCCACTATCGCTAATGTGCCATACCTTACGCACGCCGGGACGTTCGTAAACAACGGCGTCGAGTACACGCTGGCGCACCAGATGCGGTTGCGGGCTGGCGTATACACCCGCGAGAAAGACAACGGCGAGCTCGAAGCGCATGTGAATGTGCTGCCGGGTAAAGGCCGCATGCACCGCTACTTCCTCGACCCCAAGACCGGCGTATTTAAGATCAATATCGGGCAGGCGCAGATCCCCCTTATGCCGATGCTTAAAGCTATGGGCGTGCCGGAGCAAGAAATCCGCAAAGCGTGGGGCAACGAACTTACCGCTGTAAACATGGAAAAAGGCGACGCCGGCACTATCGATAAGCTATACAGCCGACTTGTCTACAAGCCAGTGCCCGGTATCGACGCGGAAGGCAAGCAGAAGGCTATCTTCGATGAGTTTAGTCGGATGGAGATGGACCCGGAGGTGACAAAGCGCACGCTGGGAGAGCCTATTAAGAACCTCACGCCTGACGCTATTCTTAAGATCACAAAAAAGCTGATTGCTGTAAATCGCAAAGAATCAGACCCAGACGACCGCGACAGCATGGCGTTCCAGCATATCCTCGGGCCAGAGGATTTGATCGCCGAGCGGTTTACCAAAGACCGCAACACGCTGCGGCAGTTACTTTGGAAGGCTACGGCAAAGAAAACACTCGACCACGTTCCGACGGGCGTATTTAACAAAGCTATTACTGCGGCGCTTGTCGGAAGCGGGCTGGGCTCGAGCCTTGAGGAAATTAATCCGGCTGAAATTTTCGATCATCAAGCGCGCGTCACACGACTTGGCGAAGGCGGTATCGGGAGCTTGGACGCGGTGCCAGTTGAAAGCCGCAGTGTGCAACCGAGCCATTTCGGTTTTGTGGATTACCTCAGAACACCGGAATCTGGCAAGGTCGGCGTCGATATGCGATTTGCCCGCGGAGCTTTAAAGGGCTCTGACGGCAAAATCTACATGAAGGTGAAGAACCTCAAGACCGGCGAGCTGGAATACAAGTCGCCGCAGGACATCGCTGACGTGCCGCTGGCTTTCCCCGGCGAAGATAACAGCGATCTGCCGAATGTGGCCGCTATCGTAAACGGCAAGATGAAATACGTGCCGCGCGAAGAAGCGCAGTACATGGTTCCTGACATGGACTCGTCACTGTCGTCGCTCTCAAACATGGTGCCGATGAAGGCGTTCATGAAGGGCCACCGCGTGATCATGGGTAGCCGCATGTTTACGCAGGCGCTCCCGCTCGTTGGCGCTGAAGCCCCGCTTATTCAATCAGCCGTCGCAACAGACTCGAGTAAGTCGTACGAAGACGACATGGGTAAAAACATGGGCGCCGTGTACGCCGATGGGCACGCGCAGGTTGTGGCAGTAACGCCCGACGATATTACGCTGCGCGATAAAGACGGCAATAAGCAAGTAATCGATCTGTACAACGACGCGCCATTTAACCGTAAAACATTCTGGACGCAAAAAGCCAACGTCCAGCCCGGCGATGTCGTAAAGCCCGGCCAGCTTCTTGCCACCTCAAACTTTACCGACAAGAACGGCACCGCGGCGCTGGGTTTGAATATGCGCGTCGGTTATTTGCCGTTCAAAGGTTACGTATACGACGATGCTGTGGTTATTTCAGAGTCCGCGGCCAAGCGCCTGACGTCTGAACACATGTACCAGCACGAAGCCGAAGCTGACGAGAACAACCACATCGACAAAAAGAAATTCATCAGCTTATTCCCGCAAGAGTACGACAAGAAAACGCTCGAGAATTTCGACGACAACGGCGTAATTAAAAAGGGCGCCACCGTGAAGTTCGGCGATCCGCTGATTCTTGTCAGCAAAGCCAACGAGACAACATACGGCCAAGTTTATCGCGGCAAATCGGCTAACTTCTCTAACGACAGCGTGGTCTGGAACCATCACTCGCCCGGAACCGTCACGGACGTCACACCCACAAAAAAGGGCTTCAGTGTCGTAGTGAAAAATCAGGCCGGCATGGAAGTCGGCGATAAGCTGACCGGTCGGTTTGGCGATAAAGGCGTTGTTGCCGCTGTTATCCCCGACGATCAAATGCCGCAGGATGCCCAGAATCGCCCGCTTGAGGTGCTGGTCAGTCCGCTCGGTCTGGCGAGCCGTATTAATCCTGCGCAGCTCATCGAAGCGGCTCTCGGTAAAGTCGCCGAGAAGACAGGCCAGCCTTTCAAGATTAAAGACTTCGACAGCCAGCAGGATCTCATCGAATTCGCTAAAAGCGAGTTACGCAAAAACGGTCTGCAAGATCTTGAGAACGTAACCGACCCCGATACAGGCCGCAAAATTAAAGACGTGCTTGTCGGCAATCGCTTTTTCATGAAGTTACACCATACAGCCGAAGCAAAAGCGCAAGGTAGATCAACCGGCGGCTACACGGCTGAAGGCGCTCCGGCAAAGGGCGGCGAGACAGGCTCCAAGCGCATCGGAACGCTCGACCTTGGCGCGTTATTATCGCACGGCGCCGGGCAGGTAATACGCGACGCCAAAATGGTGCGCGGGCAGGCTAACCCCGAATACTGGTCGCAGTTCATGGCTGGCTATTCTGCCCCGCTTCCGCGGATTCCGCAGGTGTACACTAAGTTCGTAGAGCAGCTGCGCGGCTCTGGTATTAACACAGTGCGCGAAGGCACAAAAACGCACATCATGGCGCTGACCGACAAAGACATCGAGCAACTTGCGGGCGATCGTGAGCTCAAGAACGCCGAAACGGTTGACTGGAAAGCCGGAATGCGGCCTAAAGCCGGCGGGTTATTTGACGAGACCATCACAGGCGGGCACAACGGAAATCGCTGGTCGAAGATCACGCTGGCTGAGCCGATGCCGAATCCTGTTATGGAAGAGCCGATTCGTCGCGTGCTCGGGTTAACAGAAAAGAAATTCCGGGACGTACTGGCTGGCCGCGAGCAGCTAGACGACGCAACTGGCCCACAAGCTATTTCAGCCGCGCTTAAAAAGATCAATCTGCCAAAAGCGATTGAGCAGGCGCGCCAAGACATCCAATCTGGCCGTAAAACTCTGCGCGACGCAGCTGTGCGAAAGCTTGCGTTCCTGAAAAGCGCAGAAAAAACCGGCGTACACCCAGAGAGCTGGATGTTAAACAAGATGCCGGTTATTCCGCCTATGTTTCGACCTGTGTCGACGATGGGGCAGAAGAAGATGCCGCTCGTGGCTGACGCAAACTATCTGTACAAAGAGCTGCTCGACGCTAACGGCGCACTAAAAGAGTCGGCTGGTGTGCTTGAAGATACAGGCGACGCGCGTTTGGGTGTATATGACGCGATGAAGGGCGTCACAGGTCTAGGCGATCCAACGCAAGCCAAGAACGTTGAGCGGCGTGTGCGCGGTTTCCTGTCGCAAATCTTCGGTAATTCGCCAAAGTACGGCACCGTACAGCGAAAACTGCTTAGCAGCACGGTGGATCTCGTCGGCCGCGCTGTAATTACGCCGAACCCTGACCTTGATATGGATCAGGTGGCGCTGCCGGAAGAGAAAGCGTGGGAGATATACAAGCCATTTATCGTACGGGGTCTCGTCCGCCGGGGTCTGCCGCGCATGGAGGCTGTAAACGCCTTTGAAAGCAAGAACAAAGAGGCCCACGCGGAGCTACAGACGCAAATGAGCTCGCGGCCAATTGTAATTAACAGAGCGCCGGTGCTGCATCGCTATGGTATGATGGCGTTTTACCCGCGATTAACGAAAAACAAGGTTATGGAGGTGAGCCCGCTCGTAACAAAAGGTTTCGGAGCCGACTTTGACGGGGACGCGATGCAATATCACGTCCCAAGCACGGATGAAGCAGCAAAAGAAGCTATCGTAAAGATGTTGCCGAGCAAAAATCTGTTTGCTGCCTCGACGTTTAAAGCACATTACACGCCAGTAGCGGAATTTCAGTCTGGGCTGTATGTTGCTTCTAATCGCGTGGATAAAAAGGCGCAGCCAAAAGTGTTTCGAAACAAAAAAGATGCGATTGCGGCTTATCGGCGCGGCGACATCGAAGTCGACACGCCTGTCCATATTGTAGAGCACACTAGTTAACGAGGAACGCGCGTATGACAGATTTTGTACACACAATCCCAGCCGACACCGACTGGCGCGAAGGCGGATTTGTTTATTTAGACTGTCGCGCGCAGCAAAATCCAAAAGCGTTCTCGGTATTCCGGGACTTTTTTGCTGCAAATTCTGATTTCAAACTGGTCGTAGAAATTGGCACGTCATCCGGCGGCTTGTCGTTGTTGCTCAAAGATCTGTGCGACGGTATCGGCGCAAAATTTGTCACGTATGAGATAAACGAAGGCTTGCGCGACGAGTTAAGCCAGCGTTTTGGATTCGTTTCTCGTAATATCGACATGCGTGTTTGTGATATTTTTCAGCCAGAAAACATTCGCGCACTGGTGTCGGCTATTCAAGAGCCCGGACGCGTGTTGCTACTTTGTGACGGCGGCAACAAGGTGCGCGAGTTTAACTTATTCGCGCCGTACCTCAAGCCGCAAGACGTCATTATGGCCCACGACTACGCGCCAAATGGCGATGTCTTTCACGCAGAGTACGTAGATAAAATCTGGAACTGGCACGAAATTGACGACGCCAGCACGGCAGAGGTAACTGTCGCGGCAAATTTGGAAAATTTTTATCCGGCATTTCCGCAGGTAGCGTGGCTGTGCTGCATCAAAAAATCGTAAAATAAACGCCTGTTCGATTAAACACGGAGGTTAGTGATGGCTATTGTAAATTCAGAGCTGCTGCGGCTCGCCAAAGAACGTTTTAGCAAGTCGGCTGTCGTCATGAACCCGGCCGTTGATCCTAACGCCGCTGCCGGCGCTGCTGGAATGCCGCCGGCAGATCCCGCTATGGGCGGAGCCCCGCCGCAAGATCCTGCAATGGCCGGCGCTCCCCCGGTTGACCCAGCTATGGCAGCCGTCGCCGGTCCGCCTATGGGCGGCGGCATGGGCGCTCCTGCGCCAGCACCGGCGCCTGCGCCTGCCGCACCGGCCGCGCCTGCGCAGCAGAAGCTGAAACCTGAACAAATGATGCAGATGATTGATTATCGTCTGTATAACATGCAGCAGCAGCTTACCGCGATCATGAACGCAATGGGTGTGCAGCTCCCGCCCGAAGCCATCGTGCTGCCACCGGGCTCGACCTCTGCACCGCCAGCCGAACAGGCGCTTCCCGGCGGTACCGGCGCACCACCCGCGGCCCCTGCCCCGGCTGGCGACCCCGCTGCAGCTCAATTACCGCAAGACGTTTACGCCGGGGCTGATCCGGCGCAAACCGGCGGGGCCGTAGCGCCTATTCCGCCAACAAAGGCCGCGTGGTGGCAGCTCGCTGACGCGCCGAAAGCTGCGTCATATATCGGCGACCCCGTTCCCGCGAACAACGAAGCCGAGCAGCCAATTAATCTGCAAGTTTCAGCCGGAGCCGCTTCGGCGTTACTGCGGAGCCTGACGCAAAATGCGCGTTAAATCGCAGCACTTCTTGCAGCCGACGGTAACTGCCGCGCACAGCGTTATTCTTGAGGATAACGCCGGCAATATCATTTTCGTGGCTGTAGAAGGCGACGACCACAGCATTGTTACAGCCACAGCCGGCGACAAAGACTTTGCTGGACTAGTAAAAGCGTTGGGAATCGACAAAACGACGATTGTGCGTGAAGTGAAGGTAAAATCAGTAGAAGAGATGTCGAGGTTGTTCTAATGCTTAAAACAACACTGGGCCAATTACTGATTAATGACGCCTTACCGGCTGATCTCCAAGACTACAACCGCGTTCTGACAAAAAAGAACATGACGGCGCTGGCAACGGAGATAGCAAAACGGTATCCGGACAAGTACCGCGATATTACAAAGCGGCTTCAAGACGTTGGGCGTGACACGTCATACACCACAAACGGGTTATCCGTCGGTCTTGACGCTATCAGACCAACGATATCCGCGCTTAAGAAGCAGCACGAGGTAAGACAGCGCTTACGTGGCATCCTTGCCGACCGCGCACTATCTGATAAAGCGCGTAATCTCAAAATTCTCGAGATGACGTCGACAGCGCAAAAAGAACTTGTAGACAGCGTATACAAAGACGCTGAAGAGCAAGACAACCCGCTGTTCCATCAAGTGTCAGCCGGCATTAAAGGCAATAAATTCCAATTGAATAGCTTGCTTGGCGCAGACCTGCAATACGTCGATCACAAGAACGACCCGATCCCGATTCCTGTGATGCGGAGCTACAGTCAGGGCCTGCGTCCGGTAGAGTATTTCGCTGGAGCGTTCGGTACGCGCAAGGGGCTAATCGATTTAAAGACTGCGACGTCTGATGCTGGCTTTTTCGCAAAGCAGCTTACGCAAATGAACCATCGGTTGCTCGTCACAAAAGACGATGATGACGACGTGCCAGACGAAGGTCGCGGGTATCCTACAGACGTTGACGACGTTGATAACGAAGGCGCGCTACTGGCGCGTGGTGTAGGGCCGTATAAGCGGAATACGATACTGACGCCGAAAATACTCAAAGACCTGAAAAACATGGGCATATCCGACATACTGGTGCGCAGCCCGACAGTAGGCGGCCCAGATGACGGCGGCGTATTTGCTAAAGACGTAGGTTACCGCGAGAAAGATCGTTTACCGCCGATTGGCGACTATGTCGGAATTGCCGCGGCCCAAGCGCTCGCCGAACCAGTCACGCAGGCGCAGATCAGCTCTAAGCACTCTGGCGGCGTTGGCGGAGCTGGATCTATTGCTGGCTTTAAAGCGCTAAACGCGCTTGTACAGGTTCCCGAGAAGTACCCGAACGGCGCTACGCACTCTACTGTTGACGGCACAGTGCAAGAAATACGCCCAGCTGCGCAAGGCGGCAATTACGTGACCGTTAATGGCGTAGATCATTACGTACCAACAGATGTCGCCATTAACGTTAAAAAGGGCGACACGCTAGAAGCTGGCGATGTTGTGTCCGCTGGCATGCCAAGTCCGGGTGAGATCGTAAAGCACAAAGGCATCGGCGAGGGCCGGCGTTATTTCGTCCAAGCTATGCGGCAAGTAATGCAGAACAGCGGAATTACGGCGCATCGGCGGAATATCGAGCTTTTATCCCGCGGGCTAATCAATCACGTGCGGCTTACAGACGAATACGGCGACTATGTTCCCGATGACGTAGTGCCGTATTCTGCGCTTGAGCGTACATGGCAGCCTAGAACGGGCAGCGTACGCGGTAATCCAAAAGGTATGATGGGGCACTACCTCGAAAAGCCAGCACTGCATTACTCAATCGGTACAAAGATTGGTAAGTCTGTAGTAGACAATTTGAACAAGTATGGCGTTAAGGACATCGAGGCCCATAAAGAGCCGCCACCGTTTGAGCCAGAAATGGTGCGCGGTATGGCGAATGTCGCGTCGGATCCTGACTGGATGACGCGCATGCTGGGCTCTTATCAACAAAAAAGCCTGCTGGGCGCTACTCATCGCGGCGGCGTCAGCGATACAGCCGGTACGAGTTTTGTACCAACGTTAGCGCGTGGTGAAACGTTTGGTTTAGGCGGCGCAACAAGTGGCTGGAAACCGTAATTTCAAATAACAGTGGATTATTGGGCGAAATCAAGGTAAATTATCATTACCGAATAGTGTTCGCCCAATCAGCCGCATGGAGGTGGCCGTGGCTACAAATTACAGCAAAAATGTGTCCAATAAGATCGACAAGCTGCGCAATTACGCCCGCAATGGCGTAAAAGCTGCGGCGTTGGGCGGCAAGGGCGACGACGTACCGTTTGAGCAGGCTTTCAGCAATCTCGCTCACGCGTACCTGCAAGACAAGGCTCCCGGCCTGATGGATCACGAGATTGGCTTCCAGCTGCTCGACCGGAACGCTGAAAATACGAAGGCTGTCGGCGTATTTGCGTTTAAAGTCGGCTCGCTGTGGTTGTACGCGCCGATGTTCTTCTTAAACGGCGACCTGAAGGGCCACGAACTCCTGTATCTCAAGAATCAGGACATGTTCGTGCCGCTCAAGGAAAACTGGATTAACTATCTTGTTAACCGGAAGCCAAACATTCTCGGTCAAAATGTAGATCGCAACTTATCGCAATTAGGCCAGCGGCAGCCTGACTTTACTCAGATGAGCCGCTCGCCGTCTAAGTTCGGTTCGGCCAAGCCGACGCTTAAGGAAATGGTCACAGCGGTCATGCCGGCCCTTGCCAAGACGGCCACCATGAATACAGCCCGCGCGCTCGAGGATATGGGCAAGCAGTTAAATCTTGCGCAGTTCTTGAAGGAAGCCAAGCTGACCACAATTGACTTTCTGGTCAAGAGCTGCCAGCACGCCCCGCAACTGGCGTCAGCGCTGGAGCAGTTCCACGGCTTGAGCATCGTTAAAGAAGCGATTGACGAAGCGACACGGCGTGAATCGGCTACGAAGATTGCCAGCGTGCTGTCTGACGCACCGGCAGTGTCTCCGGCCGTTAAAGGGCTGCAGATTATCACGATCGGCGTGACAATGCAGACAAAGCTCCCGCCAGAGACGACGGAAGAAGATCAGGAAAAGCTGCTCCGTGACGGTGTGCTTATTCTCGATCAGCGCGACCGCGATAACGTCTCTATTCCGTATAACATTCAAGTTGAAAAAAAGCTGTTCAACCCCACCGAAAGCGGCCTGTACGAAATTCTCGTCAAGCCGGGTGACGTTGAGCGTTGCTACGTGGCTGTCTATCCGCAGGGCTCAACCAAGCGCGAAAAGATGGTAACAGTCGTCCGCGTAGACGGGCAGCCTGACTGGCTGAACACCCGCGCGGATCACGTGTTTGCGTTATCGCGCGTAGAGGGCGACGAGTTCACCAAGTGGTTTGACGCGCTGCCCGAGGCTAACAGTGTATCTGGCAAATCTTCGCGATACATGGCGATCAGCAAGAACGGCGACACGACTGTACCTTTCCGCGTTTTGCGCGAGTACGGCACAAGCGGACAAGACACGGCTGTGTACGAAGTTCACATGGAAGATCACTGCAAGTACCGTATGCCCGGCGACATTGCGGGCTGCTGCTACACAGATCCGCTGAACTACGACAAATACCGCGACGGCGTGCGTATTCACTTAAACGGCAAGAAGGGTTCAAAGCTGCGCGCTAGCGTGGGCGACGTTTATGTGCCGACAGGCTTTAAGTTGCTCAAGGTCAGCAAGGGCGAAGATGATACCGATTCGCCGGAAGGGCAGGACAGCTGCGGTTGCGGAGAAAGCAAGCAGCCGCCGTTAATGCCGGGAAGCTTGGCTGACGCCCAGCTTGAGCTTATGGGCAAGACTGCCGCATTGGTCGTGCGCCATAACGGCTCGACTATCGAAATTAATGACGGCGACCGTATTAGCGAAAAGCAGGCGCTGATTGCGCTGGTCGGCACACACGGCTTGCGTGAAGACGCCGCCCGCGAAGTGCTGAAGCAGGCGTCAGTAAAGAAGCGCTTTGAGTGCCGTGTTAAGTACGCAGCGCCATACGGCGCGCCGATGATGATTAATGATGCGCCCGGTGCTCCGTCGATGCCTGAGCCTGTTATGGGCGGCGAGACGGTGCTTAACACTACGACACCGACACAGCTCGGTATCGATCAAGGCGTACCGGTTCCGGGTATGAGCGCCATGCGGACAGACCGCTCGGTGTATAACCCGAACCCGATGTACGACTCGACCCCGATGAGCCGGATGGGCGATAAAGATCTGCAGTCCGTGCTCGACGCTGCTAACTCCGGTCAACGCGAAGTATTTGATACCGCCATGATTGGCAGCATGCTCCGCGCCGTCCGAGACGACTCGCTGGTCGACCGCTACATGGGCGAGCTGACTAAGGGACTCGATAAGCTTGGTCGCATTTTATTCATGTTCTACTGGCACGGTGACCGGTTTGCTGATCGTTACGGCAAGTCGGATATGCCGGAACTGGAAGACTCGCTGCGCAACGCTTTTGAGATGCTTGGCGACGTAATTCTCTTCCTCAAGCAGAAGACTATCGAGCCGTATCCGGATACTGCGGCGCAAGACGTGGATCTTGGCGCTGTCGCAAATTCTTAATAGGTGAAACATGGCTAGCACTATTTGGTCGGGCGAAACAACGTTTTCGGCGACGAGCGGCAGCGAAACAACGGTGACGCTTAATGTACCGCACCGCGGGATTATTCGCGGCTACAGTTTGTCGCAGACTAGTGGCGCGAATGCGGGGGCAGCCGCGGCGTTATACACAAGCAATCAAGCTACAGCGCCTAACAGCGAACTGCCGGCCGAGGCGTTTCACGTTCTTGATATTACGCTGCCAACCGCGGCGAAGATTGACAACCACAGCCTCAGCGTGGCTTACGTGAATCGTGACGGTACGCCAACAAACGGCAAGCGGTACCTGTATTTAAAGATTACGCCAGCGGGTTCCGGCGCTAAAAATTTTGTGTTCTCGATAACCGTCGAAACGCCAATGCTGCGGTGATTGCACAGTTATACAATGCTTCAAGCGCTAAAAGACAACCCGCGGCGTGCTCCAAACTGGCGGTGGCTCCGGGCTGTGCAAATAGACACCGGCGGGCCTCGTGCCTCCAAGGCCATCGACGGCTCCGCCGGTTTTACGTGGATTCGGCGCGCTAGCCGGTTAAAGCGCCGGCACGCACTTGTAGCCAATCGCCCGAACGACATCTATTCGCTTGTCAGGATGGATAAAGACTTGTTCTGGGCGCACTCGATGTGGGCCGATGACAAAGCCCCGACACGCTGGGCAATTGAAGCCAGAATCCTTGCCGGCGAAACAGACGAGGAAATCGCTAAGAAGGTCGGGTGCGAGCCGGGCGTGATCAGCGCCTACGAAGCCGTTTTCTTCGACGTTCGCGAAAAGCTGGCGCATCAAGAATACGTCGTAAACGTCGTTATGGCCGACGCTGTAACGCGCGGCCTCACCGAGCGCCAGTACGACCTTCTCTGGAAAATGTTCGGCTACAAGGGCGGCGGTCACGTGCTCGACGCCATGATCAGCAAATTCACGGATATCAAACGGCCTGAAAAGTCTGATGATGTCTCAGCCTTTTTCCAAGAATCGGCTATTAACTCGATGCGCCACAAAGCGGCTGTGGCTGCGTTCACCGTACCGATTAATACGCATACCCAGCTCCTGCTTCTAGACGCCTACGTTAAATACGTGGAAATCGAACGGACTACGGAAAACGCTAGTAAAGCCAGTACAAATATTGTGCAAAATATCGGCACGATGCTCTCGTCGCTACCGTTCAAAATTGGCACAAAACTGGATTCCGAGGGTGATAAAATGGTACCCTTTGATAATGGCGCCGCCGAATTACGTGGTGACGAATTAATGATTGTGGCTGCCGGCGGCAAGTTAACGAATCAACCCGCGCTAGAAAATTTACGGTTCCCGGGAGAATAACGCATGCGCCAATTAAGCAAACAAGCAGAAGCGAAACTGCTCACGGCAATTGAAAAAGCCGCCGAGCGTGTTAACGCTGGCGATGAGCCAAACGCCGCGATCATAAAAATCGCGTCGGATGAGAACATGCCGGCGGGGCACGTGCAGCTGATGGTGCACGCCTACAACACCGGCCGCACCACGACGCAGCGCGAGAAGGGCGCGTCGACAACCGAGAAGTCGGCTGATTTCAAGCTGGCCGACGGCGACGCGATTCTCGAGGCGCTGTTTCCAAAAGAAGTTAAGACAGCGGCAGAAATGGTTAAAGCCGCTGCGGTTTCGACAGAATACGCCGTGCCGCCAACCGACTTTATTGCGCGCCGGTACGGCGGCATGCAGAAAGCGGCCTCGGCAACTGTGGCGCTTCCAGAAAAGACATGGACGCCGCCGCCACGTGACGAGCACGCGGCTGCCATGCGCGCTAACAGCGAGAAAATCGCTACCAAGCGCGCAGAAGAAGAGCTGCGGCGGCAAGCTACTGCGGCGTACGGCAAAGCAGCCAGCGCCATGGAGCAGCTGCACGAGTATTTCCGGCGCCCCGGCAATATGGCGTTTCAAGACGCTGTACGCGAGACCGGCTTACGGCACGGCGATGCGGCAGTCAGCGTGCTGAAAAAAGTTGCGGCGGTTTATCCGCATATCGAAAAGCAGGCTGCAACCGGCAAGCACGTATTCGGCCAATGCGAGCCGTGCGAACTGGCGCAGAACGTTCTGTCGGCAGTTGAAGACTATAACGCGGCCCAGCAGCGCGTACCGGTTAAGACAGCGGCGGCCAAAAAGGCTGAGCCTGCCACCATTACCGGTTCAGTGCTTTACAACCCGCTCGAGGAGTCACTCGAATTAAAAAAAGCTGATGCGTTGCCGTCATTTCCGGCGGGCCCACTGTCGGCAACGCGTATGCTTGGGCAGACAATGTTTGAGGGTGGTAGCAGTTATGTTAAATCGCCCGACCAGATGCGCGGCGAAGCTTTTCAAGACATCACAGATCCTGACCACGACCGAAAGCTGCGCAATATTCGCGCGCAAGGCGTTCTAGCTGACCTTGTAACAAACGACCCTGTAATCTCCGGCCACGATCCGCGCGAAGTGGCTACAGCGTTTAATGAGCTTGCCGAAGTCGCGCCAAACTTCATGGACTCTGGTGCAACGGTGCAGGCGTTATTGCGCAAGCGCTTAGAAGCCGGCCAGCTCGCTGACTTCGATATCAAGCAGCTGATGGATATGGAAAAGCTGCGCGCCGAAAAGCAGAAAGCAATTGTGCAGACACAAGAAACCGAGCGCGGTTTAATTTAAGGAATACAGCATGCACGACCAGTTAGCTGAAAAATTTTCTGAGCTGTTTGCCAAGTGCGCTGCCACGGGCGACACAGCAGAGCTGCGTAAAGAAGCCGCCGCGCACAACTTAGTTAAAGAAGCTGTCAACCCGTTACTGGCTGGCGCTATTGGCGCAGTTGGCGGCGGCGGTGCCGGATATCTCGGCACTGAAAAGAAAAAGAACAAGATGCGCAACGCGCTTTACGGCGCATTAACCGGCGGCCTCGGGTCAGCGGGTGGCGCGTTGCTTCTAAACTCCGCGCCCGGTCTTGCCGCCGCGACCGGCCTTGCGCCTGTGAACTCCGCAGACCCGCCTATCGCCCGAGGGCCAGACGGCAAGCCTATTCCGCCGCCTATGCAGCGTTACGACAAGAACACGCCGGGCAACCCGCTCACCGCCGTCCGGGCTAAGGCCGACGCTCTCGGCGCGATAGGCGGCGCAACATTCGCAAACGGTCTGCTGAAGCGTGTGTTCCCAAATTTAGGGCGCGGTGGCGAACTTCAGCGGCTGATCGCTGACGCCGCTAAGAACCCGGGCAAATATAAAGATGCGCCGTATCTAGCTGGCCTCAAACAATTTTTCGGTGATCCGGCTAAGTACACAGCCGCGCTGCCGCGAGCTGACGCGCCCGCGGCGGCAAGAATTACAGATACCGGCTCACTCAGCACGAACCGTCTAAGCTCAGAAGCCGACCGCAATAACATGAGGCGCGCCTTGGGCCGCATATTGAACGTTACGCCAGCGAATAGCGGCACGCCAGCGCAAGGTGTTCCCGGCAGGAAAGGCTATAAGCCAGCGAAGCCGCCAACTGGCGGAACCGCTGTAGACACGTTGCTGGGAGATTTAAACAACAACAGAGCCGGTGGTCGCCGACGATGGGCAGCACGTGGCGCGGGTGGCTTGCTCGGGGGCGTGGGCACTGATTTGCTTATTCGTGCGCTGCAAAACGCAATTACCAGCGGCGTTACGCCGCAGCAAAAATAAAGGAATAGCGTATGAGCATGATCAAAGTCATTCAGCCGCAGTCGCAAGACTTCAGCGAACCGGTTGCCGCCCTTATCAAAGTCTCGAGCCGCGGCATCATCGGCAACGACAAGACCGATTTAATTAAGCGCGCCGGTGCTGAATTTGCCAGCAAACTGCACAACATCAAATTCGCAAAAGATGAAGTTCCTGTGCACCTTATCGCGATTGGCGCTACAGAAGATTACGGCCCCAATCGTAACGGTGACGGTTTCAAGCGCGCCTGCTGCGAACAGTATCATGACACGTTTGTAAAGCACGCCCGATTTTATCGCGACCATTTGAACAAGAACCCGGCCAAGAGTTACGGTCTTGTAAAAGCGTCCGCGTATCACGAGCCGATGAAGCGCATTGAACTACTCTGCGCGCTGAACGCTACAAAAGAAGCCGCAGAGCGTAACGGCGGACTTGTTGCCGATAAAGAACTCGAGAAGCTGGCTAATGGCGACGACATCGGCGTTTCTATGGCGTGCACAATTCCGTTTGACGTCTGCAGCCATTGCGGTAACAAAGCCCGTACCCGCGCCGAATATTGCGATGACGCCAGCAACGGCGGTCACTGCAAAGCTGGCGGTTTAAAGCACAATCTCGGTAAGGTTGCACATGACGGCAGTGTACTTCATGCCGATAATCCGAATCCGCGGTTTTTTGATATCTCTCACGTATTCCGCCCAGCTGATCGTATCGCATACATCTCCGGTACGTTCGATAAGGCCGCTAGCCACGAAACTGTGTCAGGCGCAGAACTGGCTGAGCGCATGGGTGTTTCAGCTCCGTCTGCTTTTGGTATCGATAGCGGCGTATCTGACCGTGTACGCGCGCAGGTTGTTGCGCTGGAAAAGCTCTCAGCCGCCGAGCAATTAAGTCACTCTGAGCGTATTTGGACGCATGTTGCTTTAGCTGAATCAAGCGCAGTTCAGCCACCGTTATCAGCGCAGGAGCTCGGCAATATCAAGATCGCCGAGGCTGTTCGCGCGTTAACCGACGCCGGCGTAATCCTGTCGCTTAAAGACTTCTTAACTCTCACCGTTAAGTCCGCCGAGGCCGAACTGGTACGGGCGGTTAGTTCTGCACTGCCGGGTGTGTTTACTAAAATTGCTGAAGAGCAGGATTTGCTTTCAACTTTAGAACAAAATGCTTATAATCCTGCTTATACGGCAACACAGCATACGCGTATCTGGGCGGAGAAAGTCGCCGCTACGCGAAGCACGTTACCGGAGAACACCGAAAAGCGCGCTTATTTAGCCGCAATTCGCACGGCACAATCCGAACAACCCACGGTAACAACACACACAACAAAAACTGCTGCGACTAATAATCCAGCTGCAACTAGTCTTGCGCGGCACTACGCTATGTATAAAATCGCAGCGTACGCCGAGTTTATGAAAAAATATGACGGTGATGGGTTGACAGCACCGTATTGTGTTATGCAGAATTATGTAATGTAAACAACGCCGACACGATGTTGGCGCACAAAGGAGATAACTATGGCACGGACGCCTCGCTCACTGTTTGCGCAACTGAACGCGCTTGCTGAAGAAATTTCGCAGAATGCTGAAAAGGTCGCGGCTGCAAAGTCTGCGTCCCCCGTGCCCGCCGATCCGGGCGGTTATCAGGGCGCTTCATCGCACCCGAGCGCGCATGTTGATAACAATGTGCAGAAGGCGACGACCGGTTCGCGCGCTTCGGAATACGAAGCCGACGTTAAGAAGCAGCAGGGCGCGCTTGCCGTCGACAACACCCCCGAGCTTTCGCAAGAAGGCCGGCAGGACGACGTGCAGCTGAACATCGGCACCAACGCCGCTGCGACTGGCGAAGACCCGTCCGCTGAAAAAGATTACAAGGGCACGAAGGACGATCCGGGCACCACGCATCCGGCCAAGGCCAACGACGGCGAGAAGTACAGCTCGGTCACGTTCAAGCAGGCTCACGCCAAGTGCAGCGATCTCGGCAACGAAATCCTTGCCGACCTGATTAACTTCGGCACCTCGGCTGTCGAAGAAAAGGCCGCTGGTATGCCGGACTTTATCCAGAAGAAGATCGACGCAAAAAAAGACAAGTCCAAGGGCGAGCTTAAAGGCGACCAGCACAAGCTGGACGTAGACGGCGATGGCGATATTGAGGGTTCAGACCTTAAGAATCTTCGTGAGGGCAAAGAAGCCGCCTTTAGCGCTGGTTACGAGCTCGCCGCTGCGCTTGGTTTAGACAAGCAAGCCGCTGAGGCCAGTGTCCGGGACGTGTGCGCTAACACGCTGCGCGAAGCTGACGAGATGGCCGACCTGTTCGTCGGTTTCTACACGGCGAAGACGGCTGGTGCCGACCCGACTGAAGAAGCCGCCGAAGGTGAAGACCACAGCGCGGAAGGCGATAGTCAGTCTGGCGAAGCCGCTCCTGATATGGGCGGTGAAATGGCCGGGGCGCCCAGTGTTGAAGATATGATGGGCGGAGCTGGCGGTGGTGAGATGGGCGCTGCTCCCGGCGGCGAGCCGAGCGAAGAAGAAGCCCTGCAAGAGCTGGCGATGGCGCTGCAAGAGCTGGGCATATCCCCTGAAGAGCTGATGGCTGGCTTAGCCGGCGGCGGTGGTGAAATGGGCGGGATGCCGCCAGAAGGCATGCCGCCAGAAGCCGGTGCCCCGAAAATGGCCGCAGCGCGAGAGCTGCAAATGATTGGAAACGCCGTAGCTAATTTCAAGCGCGCCGGTGGTTTTCAGATCAAAGAGGCGCGCACCAAGCGGTCGCGTCAACTGCGTGACATTATGAAGGCCCACGTCCGCGAGCTCACAAGTCGTTGAATTTAAACGGAGGTTTCCATGTCCGATAAGAACGTTTTAGTCCAGAAGATCATCGACTACATCGGCTTTTCTGATGTTGCGATGAGCAAAGCGGCCGAAGTCCTCAAGACTCGCGAGTCGCAGCACGAGAAGATTGCTTCTCTGATTCCGGAGGCTGTGAAAGCTTGTGTTGAACACGAGCGCATCGAGCCGCATCAGAAGGAAGCACTGGCTGCTGCCCTGCAGGATCCGGTCCGCGCGATCGAGCTTGTTGTGAAGTTAGCGTCACACCGCAACGCGGCCGAGATGGCCCGTATCGGCGCGCCGACAACGACACAGAAGACGGCTGGATACGACCCGAACAATAGCGTCACAAGCTCGTACGTGGGCGCTCGTGACGGCAAGCTCCGGGCCTCGGACATTAAGTTGTTCACGGGCCTTGGGCTGAATCCGCCCACAAACTGATTGAGAGATTCTTTACTACGAAGTGCGTGGCGCACTTTAAACCCTAAGACACGGAGGTCTTAACTATGGCAGCTCCCGATCTTCCCTTCGAACACGCCGTTGATATCAAAAAGGGCTGGTTCGACATGGCGTCGCTCGACTACTCGGCCAAGCTGGGTACAGTCGGCTACACCCTCCCGCGCGGCCGCGTGGTGCACCTTGAGCACGTAAACGGCGCAGAAGTTTTTCTGCCCGGCGTACGCGCTACTGACGTCGCTATCTTCCTGCTTAATGGCGCTAACGATGCCGACGTTTCAAACGACGGCACCACAGCTTCGGGCAAGTTTGTGCAGCAGGCGATCTCGCCGAGCGGCAAGCTGTCCGGCGTAGTGGCCACAGGCGGTTACGAGATCGACTCGACAGAGTTCGTCTCAAACCGGTCTTACGTTGCCGGCGATCTTCTCACGGCCCCCCTCGGTGCTGCCTCCGGCAACGCCGCGACCGGTGGCGTGCTGACCAACGCCAGCGTCACTCAGTTTGTCACACCGGTGGTCGGTGTGGTGTCCAGCGGTAAACACACCAACCACAACGGCGTCAGCACGCTCTCCTTCTGGAGCGTGTGGCTTCCCGGCGCGGTACCCGGCTGAAACTAACCCTTAACTATCAGGAACACGGAGGTTCCAAATGCCTACACAGTCAGAAATCCAACTGCTCAACGAAACACTGTTTGAGCAGCTCGACACTCCCGGCATGCAGAAGCAGGCCATCGACGCGGTTAACGACTTCACGCGCACCAAGATGCGTGAAGACGGGTTCTACCGGCGGATTATGCCGCCGCTGACAATCACCAACGACGAGCTCGACCGTCAGGTTGACACTGACAAGCCCGTCAAGATTGTCGATAAGGAACCCGATTCCCCGGCTGCCGTGTCGATCCCGTTTGCCACGCTGCCCGTTAACTTTTACATCCGTGGCCCGCGTTACCGCGTCATGTTTGACCGGATCGTGTCGCCCCGCGCTGTGAAGGACGTCGACGAACTGCGCACCTACGTCATGGACATCCGGCAGGTTCTGTCGGACAACATGATCAAGGACATGCTCGCCGAAGAAGACGGAAAGTTCATGGCCGCGATCAACGCTGTGCTCCCGACTGCGGGCGCCCCGGCTGTTGGCTCGGGCGAAGTTCAATACGAGGAGATCTACGGTGGTATCACCCGCGAAACGCTGGTTGACGCCCTCAAGATCATGCCGCGTACGGCTTCGCACTTCGAGGTTGAGACTTGCCTCGTGAATAACCTCACGATCAAGGAGCTCCTCAAGTTCGGTCGCGACGAAATGGGTGGTGACTTCTCGCAAGACATCATCAAGAACGGCTGGGCGGAAACCAACTTCCTGAATTGCCGCTGGATCGTGACGATCAAGACGGGCCTTGTCCCCACGGACAGCCTGTTCATGTTCGCCTCGCCCAAGTTCATCGGCAAGAACTACGAGCTCGAGCCCACCACGATGTACATCCGTCGTGAAGCTTACATGCTCGAGTATTTTGCCTATGAGACGACAGGCGGCTCGTTCGGCCATACGAACGGTCTGGCCCGCGTCGATTTCAAGTGATAACAACGTTTAACTTTCAAGGAGCACAGACATGGATCAGGTAAAGCAGGCGGCCGAGCAGGGTTATGCCACACTCGTGGCGGAACTTGCCGCGCCGTACTTTTTCGAGAAGCTTTCAGCGCACGGCATCTCGCCGCGCAATGAGGACGAGGCCGCAGAAATGTGGTCGGCCGCCCAGAAGCTTCATGTGCTCTATACAGCCGAGCAGCACAAGGCTGCCGCTGTACAGACCTCAAAGCTGGCTAGCGCCAACGAGCAGCTCGACGCTGTTCTTGTCGCCGCTGGCTTGGCCGGGTCTGAGAAGGTTGCGGCTTTTAATCAAGCGGCGGACGTCGCTGCGGCTCAGCCCAACATCGCCGACGCGGTGTTGAAGCTGCAAGCCGCTGCGGCGATCGCGCTGCAAAACGCTAGCTAACTAATCTAGGAGCTTTTCATGCCAAACACGACAACGGATCTCTATACGACTGTAAAGAACGTTTCTGGGACAACCCAGACGTTCGGGTTTCTTGGTAAGCACGGCAAGCGACTCGCGAACAACGAAACCTATTCGGTTCGTGGGGATCTTGTCGGCGCTCTCGGCGCAGAACGCAGCACACGGCGTTTCGCTGCTCTTGAGCGGGCGCTTGTTAACGGCGCTCTGACTATTGTAAAGTCTCCGTCGGTGTACTTGCTGAGCGAAACTGGTGGCAACACCCGCGAGCTTGGTATGGCGTCGACCAATGAGCTGGGCACAACGGTTCCGTCGTTTGCCGGCGGCGGTGACTTCATCGAGGGCGACCTGAACACTAATGACGTAGCGAGCTCTAGCAGCTCTAGCGCCCCCTGAGTTTAATTATCGCGATTCATCGTGATAAGATAAGGGCTGGCCTCCGGGCCAGCCCTTAATCTTTTACATAGCGAGCTAAAACATGGTTGTAATTGCTACGCCGAATGCTCCGCCGCCAGAACCTTGCTGCGATACGGATACCGGAACGCCGCCGACGCCAGCCGCTGTGCCGTTTGCCGGCCAGAGCGTGATCAGCGCGCCAATATCTGCCGTCAGCGGTCAGCCTATTTTGTCTCGTATGCGGGCTGTGTCGCTCACACAGGGCCAGACAACGACAATAGAGTGGCAGTTGCACGACAAAGACGGCGCCCCAATTAATTTAACGTCATTGGGTTTTACGAATAATTCGACGTCGTCCGGGCCGTTTCAAATCGTAATGCGGATAAAAGAACAGGTAGCGCTCGGTATTGGCAACTACGGTCCGCTGCAGGTACCCGCCACTGTAAAAACAGCGGCTACCGGTATTGTGACAGTGGCGATGACCGCGAATCTGACGCAACTGCCGGGAGTGTATTACGGCGAAATGGCGCTGATAGACACATCAAATCCGAACGTGTCGTCGAAAATGATTTTTTCGAACACGTTTTCAGTGATTATTTCACGGAGTACGTTCGGTAACTCTACGCCGGGCGGTCCGCCGTCTATGGCAGAAATCCGATTGCATTTACGAGATAGCGCGCCCGGCGAGAGCTTTTTGCTCGACCACCTGATGTTTGACGACGCGGAAATCGCGCTGGCTATTACCCGGCCTATTCAATACTGGAACGAGATCCCCCCGCCGATCGCTACTTTTACAACGCAAGACTTCCCGTACAGGTATCACTGGCTTGAAGGTATTTGCGCCAATCTGTTCTTTATGGTTGCTGAGCAGTTCCGTAGAAACCAGTTGAGCTACTCGGCTGCAGGTATCGCGCTCGATGACCAGAACAAAGAGCCCAATTATGAGCGTGCCGGCCAAATGCGGTGGCAGGCGTACAGAGAGTGGGTGCGCGCGCAAAAAGCCTCGCTCAACCTTGAGGGCGGCTACGGCGAAGTCGGCTCGCTCTACCAATATGGCGTTTACTCGTCCGGTATTCGGTCTCGGTACTAGGCGCTAAAAATCCGTTAAAAATGCGGCATATTAAATAGTGGTGTTTGCTACTATTTGCCCGATTTAACGGAGGTATCGGTGATCAAAACAAGCGCTGTCGACATGGCGCTCGCGCAGATTGTGAAAATGCGTGAGCACGATCGGCTGAATTCGGAAAGTTTTAATTTATACGAGGAGCTACTCGCGTTACATCACGCCCGCGGTGGCTCTGGAGACGAGCTGCCCGATAAGGCATACTCAGAATTGGCCCGGATGATTGCGGCTATATTGCTGGATATGGGCAACAGCGCTAATACAAAGTTTGCCGCGCTGCTCACGTTTATCCGTGATTTGCCCGACGATACCGCGGCGAGTGCGGAAACGGTAGACAAGCTGAAAGACACGGCGCTCGAGGCGGCTGATAGTTACTTGTTTACGTTAAGCATGTGCAAGGCGTCTCTCGCTGACGCGGATTACAAGTATCTTGCCGAGGTCGCTATTGACGCTAACAAGGACGCGTTGCAGGCCTCGTAACAATTTCACTGGTTAATTTGGGGCGCCCGTAAGCGCGTGCGCCCCTTTTTTTTAGCTATCAGCGCAGCCATAATGAATGGGCGAGAATAACTATGTCACTACAGAAAACATACCCGTTTCGACGTGTTTCCGTAGATCACATGATTTACGGGACGACGCGCGTGTGGTGGCAGCTCGAGCCAACGTTTAATGACCCGGGTCCGTATGTATTCCAGCTGCAGGTTGGCCGTACAGGGCTGCAAGAAGCCGACGACTGGCGCAATCTCGGGGCGCCGGTAATTAACGGCTATCATACGTTTGACAATAAACGCCACAACGTCGGCACTGTTTGGACAGCTCATTATCGATTAACGCTTACTACACCTAACGGTTATTACGTGTCGCCGGCTTCGCCAAGCACCGGCGAGCTGTCAGAGCAAGATTGGCTGCTGTCTCGAGAAATTATCCGCAAAGAGCAGTTGCGAAGTAGAAAACTAGCTGTCGGCGGTTATTTAATTAAAGCGTTCCGTTACGGTGCGCCATGCCCCCGCTGCCGCGACAAATTAACTGAAGAGTCTGGCGACACTGATTGCCCGGTATGCTACGGCACAGCGCTTGAAAACGGCTACCACCCTGCTTTACCGTTACAGTGCTGGGACTTGAGCTTGCAGACTATCGACGAAAACAGCGACGCCAACCTACGCGGCACAACAAGAGAAAACGCCGTAGTTACCGCGCGCGTAATAGGCTTCCCGGCGCTGAATTACCGCGATATCTGGGTAAACGGCACGAGCGACGAGCGGTGGGTAGTGCAAGCTGTTAAGTCTGCCGCAGCTGTACGCGGGCTACCAATCGTATATGAAGTGCAGATGGAGCTTATCCCGCTTAGTAGTGTTGTGTACTACATACCGCTATCGTCAGCCGAATCGGGCCCGGCGATTCCGCTGCCGAGTGTGGGTGACGGGTGCGCGGTCGTGGGGCCAGCTTACGACGGGCTAGATTTACGTTATTTAACATCGCTGAATACGCCAGTTGCGGGCGCGCGGGTTTACGCATTTAAAAAAGCCGACGCTGACCGCGGTTTCCCCGATTACCCGCCGCGGCATTTAGCTGTTGCCGCTACAACGACAGATGCTGCAGGCTCTTGGGTCGCTAACTTAAGGCTAGACCCCGGCGACTACGTGCTGCTATACGAGAAGCTCAACGAATTTGGGCCAGACACCAAGGCAGTTAAAGTTTTAGAGCCTGTGTGCTACCCCACTAGTTCGTCGTCATCGTCATGTGCGCCAAAACCACCCATTGGGCCCGTCCGCCAAGTTAACACATTTTGGGATATATGATGCAGCCCGATAAATTGCGGCTTAACGCCCAAATTGAGATGCGCGCTAAGCCACTAAAGACGCTACCGCAAATATCAATTACGCCCGAATTACCGAAAACAGATTCGCTACGTAGGTACCTTAAAGATGTCGCACGAAAATCAGAGCAATGACTGCCCGGTAACCCCAGAACCGGAAAACCGTGTTCAGAAGGTGAGCTCGCTGTGTTCGTACGGCACCCGCCCGCACGTCATGACCGGTTTACTGCGCCAACTGCTTATTCAGCACTTTACGGATCCCAATAACGTCGAAGATGAACTGTTACGGCAGAAATTTTTAGAGGTTGGAGGGTGGAAGCAGAACGAAAACGGACTGAATGACGGCGGTATTTTAATCGAAAGTATCACGCGCTGGCTGCCGAGCGACGAAGACAAGCGCCCGGCTGTTCTTATTAAACGTAACGACTGGTCATGGAACCGAATAGGTATCGGCGACGCGGCTGGTAGTGACTACACGTCCGGCTCCAGCAGTTACCTTGGTTTGTGGCAGGGAAGCCATACGTTATACTGTTTATCGTTAACAGGTCTCGAAACTGAGCTGTTGGCAAT